GGCCTGTGCGATGAGCGGCATGTACATGGCGGTGGCGGCGTTGCTCGATTCGAATGCCGTCCGGACTTTTAACGACAAGATCAAAGAGCTGACCCATGGCGAAGCGTGATGTTGAGCTGATCATCCGGGCGAAGAACGAGGCGACCAGCACCGTCGATGCCGTTGCCAAGTCCATGGCCGAGCTGGAGGAGCGTCAGAACACGCTCGGGACCAGCGCCAAGAAGACCGACGGCTTGCTCGGTCAGCTGGCGGACGAATTCGACAAGCTGAAAGCCGTCAGCGGAAGTGTCCAGGCACTCGACCGGCTGCAGGAGGCGGCGGCACGGGCTGGCGATGCGTTCGTGCGTCAGGCAACCGAGCTGGCCAAGTCGCGCGAGAGCTATACCGATCTGACCCGCTCGCAGCAAATGGTCGCCACTGCTGGCCAGAAGCTGCAGGCTGAGGTTGAGCAGTCAGCTGCGGCTCTCGCCAAGGAAGCCAAGGCGGCGTCAGAGACCAAGGCGCGGCTCAACGAATACGCGACGGCCCAGCGCAAGGCGGCGCGAGAAGCCGCGGCGGCCGAAGCGGCCCTGGCCAAGGCTCGCGCAAAGTACGCCGAGAAGCCGACCGCTGCTCGTGAAACCAAGCTGGTCGACGCCTCGCTGCGTGTGCAGCAGACGAAAAAGGCAGCCCGGGAAGCCGCGCTGGCCGAAGCCCAGCTGACCAGGGCGTATGCGGCCCAAAGTGCCCAGCTTCAGATCAACCGCACGGCGCACTCCACCGCGGCCCAATCGCTGAGCGAGCTGGAGAGCGCCGAGAAGAAGCTGGCGTCGGAGATCACGAAGACCGAGTCCGCCATTGCTCGGCAATCCGATGAGATGGTGCAGGCTCAGTCCGAGTACGCCGAGCTGACCCAAGTGATGAGCCGGGCAGAGCAGACCTTCCAGCAGACCGCCGCGGCGCAGGGTGTGCTTGGGCAGTCCTCGCAGCAGGTTGCCACTCAGCTGACCATTCTGAAGGCCCGCATGCAGGAGCTGCAGGCGGCCAGCAAGGGGGCGGGCAACCAATCGCGGCCCATGATCGATCCGGCTGCGCTGCGTGAATCGAACCTTGGTCTCCGTGAAGCCATGACCACCATCCGCGCTGCTGCCAACGAGGCGTCTCGCGGCGAGGTGAGCCTGCGGGAACTCGGGAATGCGGTAGATCAGGTCTCCCGCTCCGGAAAGCAGCTGGACGGCTTGCTCCGGGCAGTGGAAAAGCAGGACGCCGCGGTAACCAGCGCCCGGCAGGAGTGGGCCTCCGCACAGGCTGAGGTGAAGCGGCTGGCAGGTGCCATTCGCTCGGCAACACAACCGTCCGAGCAACTGGCTGCGGCGTTCGGCCGAGCCCAAGGGCGTGCACGGGCTGCGAAGGACGCATTCCTGCAGGAGAGCGCCGCTGCCGATGAATTGAGTACCGGGCTGCGCCAGGCTGGTCTGCAGCACAGCACGCTGGCCGATGCTCAGGCGCGCCTGAAGACGAGCATCGCCGCGAACAGTGCTGCGCTGACTCGCGGACGGGCAACCCTGATCGGCTACTCCGGTGGGGCAGACCGGGCGGCATCTGGCTCTCGCAATGCCGCTGGTGGTATCAGCTCGATCAAGCCTGCCGCGGCGGGCTCCGCATCCGGTCTGAAGAAGCTGGTCGGCGCCCTGGCTGAGGTGAATTCCGGAGGTCGCACGACGCTGTCCCTGACGCAGCGCTTGCGTGGGCAGCTGTTGTCGATGGCCGCTGCGGCTGGCGGTTTGTACGGCGTCCGCGATGCGCTTGGCGGGGTCGTCCAGGCTCAGCTGGAGATGGATGCGGTCCAGTCGCGCCTGTCCGTTGCCTTCGAAGGTGACCAGCAGAAGGTCCAGCGCGCTCTGGCGTTCACTGAGAAGACGGCCGATGAGCTCGGCCTGTCGTTCCGGACGCTGTCACTGCAGTATTCCAAGCTGGCCGCTGCTTCCCTCGGTACCAATCTCGAAGGCGAGAAAACCGAGGCCATCTTCCGCTCCATGGCTGAGGCGGCCCGTGTCCTGCGCCTGACCGATGACGAGGTCGCCGGTTCGTTCAAGGCCATGACCGACATCATGTCCAAGGGGACGATCCAGGCCGAAGAACTCAAGGGTCAGCTCGGCGACCGCTTCCCGGGTGCTGTGCAGATCATGGCCAAGGCACTCGGCATCGGCACCGCCGAACTCGCCAAGATGATGGAGCAGGGGCAGCTCACCAGCGACAAGCTCTACGAGTTCTCGCAGGAGATGGGTAAGCGCGTTGCGCCGGCACTGGCGGACGCAGTGGTCTCCGCTTCGGCGAAAATCGCTCGCCTGCAGAACGCCGTGTTCGAGACCCAGCTGGCCATCGCGAAGTCCGGTTTCCTCGATGAACTGAGCGAGGGTGTCGAGCATCTGACCGAAGCCTTGAATGATCCAGCAGTCCAGGAGGGCTTCAAGAAGCTCGGGCACTACCTCGGCGAGCTGATCAAGCTGGGCATCGTGCTGGTCGACAACATCGATGCGGTCGTCATGCTGCTCGGCGCCATGCTGGGCATCAAGGTTGCCGGTAGCCTGGCAGCCAGCTTCATCAGCATCAGCAAGGCCGCGAAAGGGCTGTATGGCACGCTCGGTTCAGTGGAGAAGGGGCTCGTCGCGCTGAAGGCGGCTTCCGCTGCTGCCGGCGGCGGGCTGAGCGGGATGCTCACCGTGCTCGGCAGGGGCGCTGCGTATGGCGGTCTGTATGGACTCATTGCGGCCGAAATCTACCTGATCGCTGACGCCGCCTACGACGCATATCAGGCCAACCAGAAGCTCGAAGGGCTGAAGAACCGGCAGGCTCAGCAACAAGCCAAGGCGGACCGGCAGCAGGCTGAAGCGCTCGCTGAGCTGAACAAGGTACGTGCGGCCGGCGGCAAGGAACAGCTCGGGATCGACCAGGCGGTGATCCGCTCGACCGAAGAGCTGATCGGCATGACCGATAAGGAGATCGACGCCTATCAGGACCTGCTGATTGCCCGGATGAAGGTCGTCGGTGCGACCCGGACTGCTGAGGAACTGAAGGGCAAGGAAAAGAACCTACAGCTCATCGCCCAGCTGAACTCCGAAGAGCGCCAACTGATGGCTGCGGTAGAGCAGAGCGCGGTCCTGGAACAAGCCCGGGCAGCAGCGGTGAAAGGTACGGCCGACGCCGTGGGTCAGGTGGCAGCGGCTTCCGAGGATGCCGGCGCCAAAGCTGACGCGCTGAAGCAGCGTCTCGATGCCGTGGCGCAGATGAACTTCGACAACTCCATCATCGCTCTGGAGAGAGTCCACAACGCCAAGATGGCAGCCCTGACGCTGAGCGGTGCTGACGAGCAGCAGCTACTCTCGGCCACGACTCAGTTCGAATCCCAGCGGCTGGACATCGTCCGTCAGTTCTCCTCGAAGCAACTGGAGCTGGTGCGGCAGGACACCGAGCGGCGTAAGCAGATTCTGGACACGAAGAAGCTCGACGATGCCGCCCGGGCTGAGGAGCTGAAGAAGATCGAGGACAACGCTTCGAAGGCGCGCATCCAGATCGTCCAGCAAGAGGTGCAGGCGGTCTCCTCGGCGCGTGAGCAGGCCCTGGGTCGGTACATGTCGGCATTGCAGCGGGTGGCCGACCTCGATCGCCGGATTGCTGACATCCGCCTGCAGGGTGAATTCCAGGTCGCCGATATCCGCCGTGGCGCGATGGCCGATCACCTTGCCTACCAGTCCCGTGCTCAAGAGATGAGCAAGCTCAACGGGCGGATTCAGGAAGAGATCGCACGCGGCAACTACGAGGTCGCAGAAGCCCTCGCGCAGCGGCAAATGAGCTTGGCTCAGTCGCTGAACCAGGAAGTGAAGAACGGCGAGAAGATTGTCGTCACCAAGGAGCAGGCTGCCCGCAATGCTGTAGCCGGCACGCAGAAGGCCAACGAGAACCTGATCAGCGTCCTGCAGAAGCGCAAGGAAATCGAGAAGGCTGAAGCCGAGGAGCAGAAGCGGCTCTATGAAAATCTGACCTCCACCCTGGAGAAGCTGAACAAGACGCTGGCTCGGGTATCGGGTGCCGAGGAGATCGACATCCCGCTCACGGTCGACGAGGCCAAGGCGAAGTCGGACCTGGATCGCACGATCGCCGATATGAAGGGGGTCGCCTTCGGCAGTAAGGTGGGCGTGCCGGTCAGCGCTGATACCCGCGACTACGTGGCCAAGTTCGACAGCGATGTCCTCTCGAAGGATGGCAGCCAGGTGCGGGTCGGCGTGTTCATGGAGGACGGGGCCTACAAGATCAAGGTCAACGAAATCCAGAACCAGAAGATCGTGGCCACCGCTCAGGTGGAGTTCTCGGGGTCCGACCTGCAGGCTGCCGTTGCCCGGGCCAAGCAGATCGTGGAAGGCGACTTCCCGAAGATGCAGCTGGCCTTCGACAGCGCCAAGACCTATGCCGAGTTCCAGCAGCTCAGCGAGGACGTGAAGCGCCAGCTGTCGGAGCAGAGCTTCGTCGTGTCCACCCAGTTCCAAGCGGAAACGGAAGAGGTGGACGCCATCATTCGCCGGTATGCCAGCGATGTCACCGAAGCCCCGGTTGCGTTTGACCCGGACACCACGGCGGCCGATCGTGCCCGGGCACAGATTGCCCAGCCGATCATCGTGCCGGTTCAGTACGTCGCCTCCGGCAAGCCGGTGTCCCGTGCCAACGGCGGTGTGATCAAGGTTCCCGGCTTCGCCTCGGGCGGTTCGCCTGGCGGCCTGATCCGCGGCCCCGGCACTGGCACCAGCGACAGCATCCTGGCTGCCGTGAGCAACCGCGAGTACATCGTCCGGGCCATGGCTGTGCGCAAGTACGGCACCGGCTTCCTCGACCAGCTGAACGCCGGCACGCTCAACCCTGACCGGCTCGCTGGTGCAATGGGGGGCGGAAGGGGCGGTGCTGCCGAAGGTGGTGACTCCATGTCGGTCAACCTGACCATCAACGGACGTGAGACCGGCCGGCTGTCTGGCAGCCGATCGAGCGTGCAGAACCTCGTCGATTCGCTACACGAAATCGCACGCCAGACCGGAGGGTAAGCCGTGAATACGCTGAAGTTGGGGGGCGTGACGCTCAACGCCCAGATGGTCTGGGAGGACAGATTCCGGTCGCAGAAAGTGGCCCAATCAGTGATCATCACGCTCGGAGGGACCCCCGTAACCTACAGCCAGTCGCTGGTGGCCGGGGAGAGCATCACTCTTGTTTCCCAGCGCGATCGCGGCTGGCTGACCGGGGCGATGGTGGAACAGATTGGCGAGCTCGCTGCCCTTGCAGGCGCCGTGTTCGAGCTGGAGATAAACGGGGTCGTGCGCCAGGTTGTATTCCGGCACCACGAGCCGCCGGCATTCTCAGCGGAGCCGTTCGTCCCGCGTTTCAACCAACAGTTGACTGACTACTTCACAGCCACGATCAAGCTGATGACCGTTTAAGGAGAGGCAGATGCCCATCACCCCGTCTGACATCAAGTGGTACAAGTCGCTGACCGTGGCAGACGCTGCGGCGAACGGCGGGCGCATGAGCAACGTGCAATCGCCCAGCGGCATCAAGAACAACATCCTGCCCGACATCACGCTGGCCGAGCGGAACGCCGGCATGACCCGCTACCGGAAGATGTTCATCAAGGTGGCAAACGGCGAGAACATCGCGCTGGCCAATGCCCGGGTGTTCCTGCAGCTGCCGACGCCGGGCGAGGACAGCGTTACCTTCTTCCCGGGCACCCAGCGCGACACCCAGGCGGCGATCACCGGTAGCGAGCGGCTGTACGGGGGTGGACGGCTGAACGCCAACGTGGCGGCTGGAGCGGTGACCGTGGCGGTTCTGACTGAAGGCGCCGCGCTGAACTGCATTCGATCTGGCGACACGATTCGGATCACTGACAAGTCGGGCGTGTCGGCCGCCGGTAACGAGGAGTTCCGGATCGCGACGGAGGTGACATACGCGGGCGATATCGCGACGCTTACCCTGGATGCACCTCTCGACCACGGCTACACGTCGGCAGCGGGTATGGTGGCGTCGGTGTACCTCGCGGGTGACGTGGAGACCGCGGTTTCCAGCCCGCAGGCGACCTCCGCAGCCGGCGGTGTCAGTGGGGCGATCGCCGGGGATAGTGTTGGCACTGTAGAGCAGGACTGGACGCTGACGTTTACCTCGGCGACTGCGTTCAACATCGTAGGGGACACCGCCGGTAATATCGGCTCAGGGAACGTCGGAGGGACCACCTCACCCATCAACCCCGCGTTCCCAGGTCGTCCGTACTTCTCGATCCCGGCGGGTTTCTTCACCGGTACGTTCGCAGCCGGCGACACGGTCACATTCACGACTTCGCCCGCGGCCATCCCACTTTGGTACAGGCAGATCGTCCCGGCCGGGGCGTCGGCCATCTCCGGTAACCGGGTCATCGTTGGGCTGGACGGCGAGAGCGCATGATTCAAACCAGCCTCAACGCCGGCTTTGCGGCTCCAGCTGGGCCGCTTCGGCTTCAGTATGTGAAGGAGGACAACCTGCTTCCATCGGAAGTGGCCGCTGCGGAGAGGACGCAAGACAACATCAACGCTGGGTGCTACGTGGTGCCGGAACGCACTCTGACCGAAGCAGAGGAGCGCGCCCGGGACGAACTGCTTCATCACCATGACCAGCTGGCTTGGCCCATTCGTAAGCTGCGGCTATATCCGGCTGATGCCGCGGTGCTCCGCTGCAACTACGGCGCGGTTCGCCCATTACACCGGGTGCAGGAGGCGGTCGATGAGATCGTAGTGTTCGCCGGTTCCGACCAGGTTCAGCTTGAGAGCGTCGGCGACCCGTCTGCGATCACCATCATCGGCCGAGCCTATGACGAGACCGGGGCGGAAGTCGAAGACCCTCAGCTTGTCTACCGCGGCGCTGGTGTCATCACTTGCGATCGGAAGCTGTTCGCCCGCGTGGCCGCAACCTATCAGACCGAGTACCGGGTTATCGAGCTGACGGTCGTCCCGACGGGCGAAAACTTCGAGGTGCAGGTGATCGCATTCCAAGGTGGAGAGACCGCCTCGACGCTCGTGCCCTACGAGATGTTGGAGTTCGACACCGGCCAGGTCGCTGGCGTGAATTGCGGCGGCGGGCTGAATGCTGGGCAGGAGCCGGTGAACGCGCCGCCGCCAGCTGCTCGCTACGAAATGCTCAGCATGAGCCACGGCGCGAAAGTCGAGAAGGACGCCGAGCTGCAGGTGACCATGACCTTCCGCAATATCAATGCGGTGGCAGGTACCGGTGCCGTGAAATTTGGCCTTCAGTACGGACCGTCGGTCAGCGGGGTGTTCAACTGCGATGCCAACGGCGTGGCGTCGATCAATCTGAGTCTGAGCCCGGACAAGGTCGGTACGTTCGCCACTTTCGGCGAGATCATCGGGGACTTTTTCTCGCAGCAGCGGGGGAGGGTCGAAGTCACTGATCCTGATGCTGAACCTGCAATCTGGCGCGAGGTGTCCCGTGAGATGACCGACATCGACGTGGATGGAGTGGGGATCAAGCGGATTGAGAAGGTCACGTTTGATCTCGACGGAACCGGTGAGCTGGTAACCCTGGCGTTCGATAACACCGAGGTCCAGTGATGGGTATCGTCGAAGGACCGTTCCGGTTCATTGTCTCGATCACCAAGGCACCACTATTTCCCCTATTTCCCCGACTGGGTTCACCGTCTCTACCGGTGACGTTGAACCAGTATGTGTTCAGTCGCTGGGACAGTCAGTCAGGGCAGGCACTCAATGTGTTTTATGCGAGCGAAGTCACGGTTGAGGCTGCGACAGATACATCAAGGGTCCTGCAGCTCAAACACTACACCCAACCAAACGCGGGAATTGTCCGGCAAACATCCAACCTTTATGACGTGAGCGAGGAGACTGTCGAGTTAGCTCCTCCTGCTGTTGGCCACCGGACATGCGACCTACTGACCGACTTCAATAACGATGCACCCACGGCCGGGGCGTTCTGGACCTACACGGTCAATGTGGTGCCAGCTCAAACCATGGCCGTCTCCTATGATCTGATCGGGGCTGGCGGGGCGCGAGTTCCCGGCCTGATCGGGTTCTATTACGGTGGAGGGACCGTAGTAGCGGTGGTGGATGGGGACACACCGCCTGACTACTCCGCTCGCGTGATTCAGGTGACAGCGAATGCTTCGTGGACTCAGGTCACCGACCAGGTCGTTCCGGTGAGCAAAGCCTACTTCTATGAAGAAACTCAGAATCAGAAGGTGGTAAACGGCTACTGGCAGAACGACGGTGCACCTACCGTCGTCAGCGACACGTACCGCGAGGTCTACGGGGCGATCCAGCAATCGCTACTTGATCAGATCGCCTTGCCGCCGTCCTATGACGTGCTGGGGGCGGCGTATACCTACGAGTCGCGCGGCAATGCTGTCCCCGGAGCTCTCGAAGGGACGGGTGCTGAGCCTGACCCAACCGTCATGCTGGAGCTCGGGCTAACCCTCGATTCGTATCGGGCAAATAGCCAAGCGGTACTCAAGTCGTTCGCCTTCGTGGTTCTCACGGTAGACATCAGCGCCTCGGCCGGTGACTTGCTCGTCGCGGTCAAAAAATTGTCCATCAAGACCAATGGTTACGCGGTGGACCCGCTGAATGGACCAGTGAACGGGGCTGGCTCACCCAATGCCGGTATCGCAAACCGTACCCCTACACAAAGTTTGGGCGCGATGGGGCAGAGCTGGAGCGGAAGTGGGTTTGCGGCCGAAAGCTCTACTTCGGTGAGGATTGGGACCGGTCACAGCCTTGGCGCAATCTGGGTCAAGGACACTCCATTGGGCTCAGCGCTTAGCGCCGAGCTGGACGGTCAAGAGGTCACGCTAATCGATTTCGAGCTCTCGGAAGCCGATCTGCAAGCTCGATATGACTCAGGGATGCCGGGGCCAACCCTGTATACAGCTGTGCACGCTGGCAGCTCAGGTCCGAAGCGAACCTACAGCGGCCCAAGCACCTACGTGGTACGAGGGGACTTCCTTGATTTCATAGCTTCCTGAGTGCCCCCATAGCGTTGAGTGCACGAATCGGTCGATCCCGTTTCAGCTTGCTGCGATTCTACTAACGGTGGAAAATCCAACCAAAGAATCAACTGCGGAGCCGGTAGATGGCCCAGCTAATGACAAAGCCCATGATGCACCGCGCGATTCAGGCCGGGGCCACGAACCACTGGCGCTACGACCAGGGTGCCCTCGCGAATGCAGTCGGTGAAGGGGTGGAGCTGGCGGCATCCGGTTCGCTCGGTCAGCAGCCTGGGTTCCCAACGCCATGGGAGCCTGACGGCGGCTACCTGGACGTGAACGCCTACCTCTACACCCCTGCCGACACTCGCTTAGACGATCAGTTCTCAGTATTCGGGCAGTTCACGGTCTACCCCCAGTCAGCTCAGGCCGGCACCCCGCGACGCACGCTCCTATCAGTTCTGTATACCGACGGTGTTTCCGAAGGTGGCGATCTGCGCGAGATCAGCGTCAGCGTACAACGATCGAGCACGTCGGGAATGCAGGCGGTGATAACTCACTACTTTCCCGATATCGGTCCCGTGAACATCACACATGACCTCGGTCCGGCGGACATGGTGCTGACGGTGTACGCCTGCATCCAAAGCACCCCAACCGGTGCGAGGGTCATCCTCCTGACCCCAGGGCGCACTCCGATCATGGAGGACATAGACCAGGTTGGCGCCCCGTTGCTACCTGGGTTTTGCGGTGCCCCGGTTACCACGACCATCGGGTATGCCTACCCATTCGGCAGCTGGTCCCGCGAGCGCAATTTCGTTGTCGTGTTCTCCAATCTATGCACCTTCTCGCGGCAGGTGACGCTCGCCGAGCTGTTCGGTTGGTCCCGCCTGATGGAACTCGGGCAGTCATCGGATGGGATTCTGCTTCCGGAAAACAACGCGCGTTCTGCAATTTCCGCAGGCTACGGGCTGGCGGCTGAAGACACCCTGCTGACGCTAGGGGACGACGCTGCGAAATTCTCGGTACCCGGACCCTTCGAAGAAGGACGGGTGACGCTGGTCGCCCCCACCGACTCCAGCGATTTTGAGGTCTGCGCCTTGGTGGCCAACGACTTCAATCAGCTTGAGCTTCGGCGCGGCGAGGAGGGTACGGTCGCTAAGCAGTGGCCGGCCGGCACCCTGGTGCGCGGGTTCTTGACCAATGACCAGCTTCGGCCCAACCCACTGGTTCTACCTCGTTACAGCTCCGCTCGGAAGTACACGGGCTATGGCGTGCCATGGGTCGCGGTCACTGATGCGCCGGACTTCGCCGGCCAGATCGCCACATTGGTCACGAGCATCGATGGCCTCGCCCAGTCGCTAAACATCACGAACGGGGAGGTGGTTCTACTCAAGAACAAGAACGCAAATTTGACCTCACGGATCGTCGAGCTGGAAGCGCGGCCGAGCAGAGAGGATTACGACGCGCTTGCGGCAGAGATCGCCGCGCTGAAGCTGCGAGTCAAGGCGCTGGAAGGTGGCGATGTCTCAGACGAGTTTCTGCTGGTCGATGCCCAAGGCAATGTCCTGACTGACGCTAACGGTACAGCACTGTCCGCGCCTGGTTCGCTGAGTCCCATCACCTTGGTGGATGCCGCAGGTGACGTGCTGGTGGATGCCAATGGCGTGCCGCTGGAAGGGCAAGACATGCGTTTGGTCGACAGTGGTGGAACAGACCTGGTCGACACCGATGGTGCACAGCTCATCGCCGCCTGAGCGATGACCCCTAAATCGAAGTAGCAACGCCCAGTTCGGCCCCCGGACTGCCAACCCCGTAGAAAGGAGAAACACGATGCCTGTTCAACACACCGCCTCTGGCCCGGGGGCTCCGACATCCGCGCCGCCGAGCATTGGTGCTCACTACACCGATACCAGTACGGGCGATCAATACCTGGCAAAAGGTACCGCCTCGGTGGCTGATTGGGTCAAGCAAGGTGCTGGTCCAGAGGTGCGTTTCTACCGGACCGACTGGACCGACATCTCGTTCAACGGGCCGCCGCGCGGCTTCCTGGCAGCTGCCGAGTCGATCGATGCCGTTATCGGTGTCGGCTACGGCCTGATCAAGACCACAAGCGGCTTCGACCGGAAGGAGATCATTGGCACCGGAACGCAGTTCACGGCAGTGGCTTGGTCTGACAGTCTCGGCAAAGGCGTCGCGATGGCGTCCGTCTATGACGATGGTTCGGCGAGCAATCTCGCTGTGCCCTACACCTCTAGCAGCGATGGTGAGACCTGGACCGCCGGGACCATGACCACGTTCTACGTATCGGACGGCGCTCTGGTCTGGGCGGAAGGCATCGGGAAGTTTGTGGCCGGCATTCAAACCAATGGCAATGCCGACTATGGCTATGCCTACAGCTCTGACGGTGTGAACTGGGATACCGTTGCTGGAGGTACCGGTTCCGGCATCTTCCGGATGCGCTGGATCGAGCAGCTGGGCCTGCTGGTGGCCATGCGATACGCGAGCGGCGCTCTCGAAGTAATCACCAGCCCTGATGCCCAAGTCTGGACGGTAGCTGCGTCGATCACTGCCGCCAGCACCACTCTTGCGGATATCGCATGGTCTCCCGCGCTAGGTCGCGCTCTCATCTCCACACACGCAGGCGAGGCGTATTACTGCGACACCGAAACTCTCGGCACCTGGACGAAGCTCACAATCCCGAGCGGAGGGTCCGGTGGAAACATGCTTTGGATCGACGAGCTCTCCGCTTTCGTTGGCGTGGGGAATGCCGGAGACGGTAAACGCCAGGGTCTCGTGAGTCGTGACGGCAAGTCGGTGGAGGAGCGAGTAGGGGGCGGCAGCACAGCCGCTTACACCTCACTGGTCTGGTCCGCCGCGCACAAGACTCTGTTTGCAGGTGCATCCAGCTACTTGGGTACTGGCGTGCCGCTGGTGGTTGCCGTCCCTTGATTCGCACCTAAAGCCCCCAGCATCGGGGGCTTTCTGCCAGAACAATGATCGGCGTTTGCCGACTCCCTTTGAGAAGCGGACATGGAACTGAACCGACACGGCCTCAATGAGGTAGGTCTGAACGAAGCAACCGCCGATGGCGGTGGCCGTGTCGTCGCAGAGTTCGACTCATCCTTTTCGCTGCGTGAGCTGATCGCTGCGCAGCACGATGCACCCTTCGAGATTGGGCCGAAGGTTCGCCAGCAGCATGAGTCCCGTTGGGGGTTGCGCGTCTTGGTTGCGCATGCTGCACCTTTCGGCAGCCGCATCGCTCCGGTTTATCACGCGGCCGAGTTCACGCTGGTCGCTCGCCTGCAGGCGCAACACGAGGCCGAGCTAGACCTGCAGCTACGGCAGCCGGTGTCGGCCCAACACGAGGCGATGTGGGCTACCCGTGTCGTCACCCAGCACGAGACGAGCTGGCGGGCGGCCCACGCTGTATCCGCTCAGCACGTCGCGCCGTGGTCGTCTTCCGTCCCGGTTGCCGTCGAGCACGACGCGACGTTTGACCTGCTTGCCTATGTGCCGGTGGCGACTCAGCACCGCGCGTCCTTCGACGCAGAGGCATCCTCAGTCATCAATATCTCCGGCAATCCGCACGTCGAGATGGGCGGGCGGCAGATCGCAATTTCCGGCGCCGACCTGGCGTTCGACGAGGGCGGTTTCGCCTGGACATCGAGCATCGAGCTGGCGCAGGTCGGCGATTACCAAGCCTTCCGGCGCAACGATCCGTTCACGGTGGTGCTGTTCGGCGACCGGTATGAGTTCATCGTCGACTCGAAGTCGCTGAGCCGGGACCGGCCGGCCGGCGTGAGCATGGTCATCTCTGGCGTCTCGCCGGTTGCAATGCTCGACAGTGGCCCTGACCGGGCTGCCGAGATCACCAAGACCTGGACTGCGCCGGTTAATGCTAGCGACGTGGTGCGCGAGTTGGCCGGCGATATCCCGGTGGACTGGCAGATCATCGACTGGCTCATCCCGGCTCACCGGCTGGGCGTCAGCAACGCATCGCCGATCGGTGTGATTCAGCAGGTAGCTCAAGCTGCCGGCGGCGTGGCCGAGGCGAAGCAGGACGGCTCGCTGCTGATCCGGCCGGCGTTCCCGGTGTCGGTGCCCAATTGGGGCAAGGAGCCCTCCGATCACGTCTTCACCGATGCCGCGGACAACCTGTCGGTTCGGGAAGGCGTCGTCGCGGCTGCCGTGTTCGATCGCTTTTACCTCACCGATGCCGCGGCCACGGCAAGCAGTGATCGCGTCGAGTGGGCGCCGGAGGAGGGCGATGCTCACCGCGGCAGGCTGCTGGTCTACCCGGGCAACTGGCGCACCAATCTGGCCGTCACCTCGACCCGTAGCGGTGTGGTGCTCGGCCCGGTCGGCATCGTCACCCGCGAGGAGGAGGAGACCATCGAGATTCGCCAGGGGACCGGCAATACGCAGTACCCGATCGACGCCATCCTCGAAACCGAGTGGCTGGATCGCAATCTGGGCGGCGTGTCCGCGGCCCCGTATACCAACGAGATCAGTGCGGCCGGCGCGGGTGGCTACAGCCTGCTGCGCATCCGCTACCGGACGAAAGCGATCGTCTACAACGCCGAATATGCCGCCGAAGGCATGGCTCAATTCCTGGTTGAGGAGCTGTAATGGCAGTCACCGCTTCCATCGTTGTCGCGTTCGGCCAGGCCGCGCAGGACGACGCAATTCTGATGGCTGAAATCGACACGCGCCCGACTGTCGAAGGTGGCCTGAATAACGGTCGCACGCAGTTCATGCCGGGCGACTCCGTGGCGTACCTGATCTACAAGCACAAGGTCCTGAATACCGAGCACCGCCCCAGCGCTGGAACCGTGTCGCGCGTCGGCAGTGGTCAACGGCAGGTGGAGGAGATGGTCACCTTCCTCGATGTGGTCGACGGCAACGTCCAGTACCCCATCCATACCCTCGACAGCTTCGAGTGGCTGGGTAACCAGCTCGGGCCGATCTCTGCCGGCGGCGGGCAGGCGATCCGGGCGGCAAGCCAAGGCGTCGGGGTGGCCATCGTCCGGTACACCACCAAGTTCGATATCTGGCGGCTGAACTCGCCGGCTGAAATCAACGGGCGGGACTCCTTCAGCATCGCCGTCCTGATCACCGGAGACTGACATGCCTGAAGCCTATGTGCAGCGTGGGGAGGGTCTGAGCCAGGGCGCGGACATCGTCGATCCGCTCATGTCGACGCCGCTGGTGCTGCTTGAGCGCGGGCGCGCGGAGATCGACAAGGCCAGCGGGCTGCAGAAGGTCCAGCTCACCTGTCGATACCGCGGCGGCGTGAGGACCGGGCAGCTCGCCGAGGTACACGACAGCCTGCAGGGCGAGACTTATTACGGCAAGCTGGTCGGTGTGGCCTACAAGGTCCGCGGCGTGAGCGTGCTGCTGGAAATCACCATGCTGAGGAAGCCCGCATGATCAACCAAGCCCTCGCAGCGCTCCGTGATCTGCTGGCGCCATCGACAGCCAACATCACCGGATTGGTCACAGCAGCGTCGGCCGGGCAGTATTCGGTCGCGACGAAGAAGGGGACCCGCTCGTACCCAGCGGCGCCAGGTCTGACACCCTTGGTTGGCCAGCGGGTGATCCTCCAGACCGGCATGATCAGTCAGGTTGTGAGCGCGGCCGAGCAGGCGCCGACGTTCTACGTCTGATCCAACTGTCAGTTGACAATTCAATAATCGGGTGAACCGGATTGTTCAGTCCGGTAACCTTCGGGCAACTGAAGCGTGAGCTGCCGAGACTGCCCTATGGAGCGAACCACCCAAGCCACCAATGCCCTGGTGGCAACCTCGATCACCTTGTGGGGGATCGCCACCGGTCTGAGTTACGAAGTCCTTCTCGCGGGCTTTGCCGGCGGCCTGGTCTCTCTCTCGTTCCTCCCTCCCATGGGCATCTGGCGTCGAATCTGGACGCCGGTCACCGCCACTCTCACCGCGGGCTACACCGCCCCGATCGCAGCTCACTACCTTGCCTCGATGCTGTCCGGGATCGACATGCTTGCCTCGCTCGTCTTCTCGGCGTTTTGCCTGGGCCTGGCCGCGCAATTCCTGATCCCGATCGCGATCAAACGAGCACAGAAGAAGGCTGAAACCATCGGGGAGCCCCAGCCATGACATTGGATTCCGCCCTGATCCTATTCAACTCTGCCGCGGCCATCGTGGCGCTCTGGTCGTCGATCTGCGCGACCAACCACATGAGTCGCAAGACCCCACTGGCGATCCGCCTGGCGTTCATTCTGATCGGTGTCGGGGCTGCTGCAGCGCTGCTGGCGCCCGGCTACCTGGGGCGCGCTCCGACGAACGCGGAGTTGTTGCTGGTGACAGGTGTGGCGCTGCTGGCCGTAGCCGACCGTCGTCGTCGGCACAGCCGCAGGTTGGGAAGGGAAGTCAGGAGCTGATTTTCCGCTTCCTTAGATATTGAAGTCACTTGCGACTAATTGGCTACGCTGAGTATGCAGTGGGCTCTGTGGTCGCGCCGGCAAGTCGACGACATACGAGAGGGTGACATTATGGAAAGCCAAGGTCTGATGAATGCGGCAAAGGCACTTCAGGAATCCGAGTTGGCGTGGGTGCCGCAGTTCTTGAGTGAGTTCAAGGGGGATGCAGAAGCGCTCAAGAAGTTTGACAGTGCCCCCGAGGAATACATCCGATCGCGAGGTTACGACCTCCCTGATGGATTCCACGTTCATTACATTGACGAGAACGGCGAATACCACCCACGAGAAGATAATCTGTCCCCGGGAGACTCCGGGTTTCGCTTGGAGGCCCGGGTTGATCATGGGAACGTGGCCCTAGGCATTTGCATCTATTGCCCGGATAGCTGCAACAAGTAGGGAGTCGAGCGCCCCCCTGAGGCTTGATACCTAAATTCCATCACACGCCAAGATGACATGTTGTATCCACCCCCGCCTCAGATCGGGCCTTTGCCCAAACCGGCAATAGACGGCAAGGTGGATACACTAGGGCCTTCCTCACTAGATTCAGTCGACCAACAGAATACCTCGCTCGGTTCGAGCGGCGGCCCGTAAGCCCACGGGCTCATGTCCAGGTACTCGGGGTATTCGTCCAACGGGCGGTGCCAGCCGGTGACCATCTCTTCTTCCGTGGCCTGCGGGATGCCGTATCGCCAGTCGCTCGCATGGCTGATGCAGCCCGGGCAGTTCTCCGGCTCGACCGGTAAGCTGTGACCAAGGTCGATGTACACATGCTCCTGCCAGGTTTCACCCTTGCACCATGGGCAGACCCCGACCTTCACAGCACACCTCGATCGGACTTCTTCAGATTCGAGATCGCGTTCTTGTGAGCACGACGGTCGCTCGGTGATCCGCCGAAGAACACCGGCCGGCGACCGGGCTTCGAGAATTTCAGGTGCCCGCCACCGGTCCACTGATGAACGTAGCCCAGGGTCGCCGCGAACTCGACGACGCGGGTAACGCTGTCGTTGCGTCGAAGCCTAGACATGGGCCACCTCCGGCTCGGCGCCCTGGTACTCGGCCCACCACTGACGGAACTCGCTGAAGCGGTAGTAGTTCTTCCGACCACCCGTGGTGAGCGCCGGCTTGGGTATCGCGACCTTCGACGCCGACATGTGTCCCTGCAGCTGGAGTCGAGTCATGCCCAGGGCGGTGGCGATCTCGCAGAAGGTGCGCAGCGGTTCGCGGACCGTGCCTAGGTTGGACCGACAGGTGTACATCGATTGCAGCTTCATTCGTCACTCCTATGACTTGGTGCTATCAACCTGATGGCTATCCTAATCAACCAATAGTTGAATGGTCAAGCGCGCGGGTTGCTTCGGTGGCCCGGAGAATTGATCGGATTTTTCCCAGCTCACGGGCGGCCACTTCACGCGAACGCTCGCGCTTACCCCCACTGCAGTAGGGCCTACCGTCCCAGGGCTCCCACGAAAGCCCGCATGCAGGGCATTCGAGATCACCGATCCGGTTCCGGGTTGGGGCAGGACAGGGCATATTCGCCTCCGTTTCGATATTCAACTGATGGCACGTTATGCAACTTATAGTTGAATCGCTAAGCGCACGCAATGCCCAGGTCGTTCAGAATCGACGAATTCCGGTGGATTCCTGATTGGTAAGAATTTGGTAAACGAAACGAGGGGGTGCGCTACAGGCTACGGATGACGGGGCTTCTAAGAATTAGCGCGACAATCCATCATGGGTGCAATACTAAACCGCCGATCTACTGCAGGCCGCGTGGTTGCTGGTGTTGAGGCAGTTTTCATCAAATTGACATCGGTTGTATTTTAGTTGAATATCCCAACTTACCAGTGGAATCCTGTGCATTTCTGATTCTGCTTGGTAAAATTTACCGAGGTGGTGGAAATTTTTACCAATTAGGGACGAGGGTTACCAACATGGCCACGATCAGAACGCGCAAGAACCGGGATGGGAAGGTGATGTACACCGCCCAAATTCGGATCAACAAGGACGGGGTGCAAGTCTATCAGGAGAGCCAGAGCTTCGAGCGAAAGAAGGCCGCCGAGGTCTGGGCGAAGCGCCGCGAGACGGAGCTGAATGCTCCTGGTGCGATCGAGCGGATGAAGACTTCGACCACGACGCTCTCGGACATCATCGAGCAGTATCTGGAGGAAGTTGGTAAAGCCAGGCCGCTCGGTAAAACGAAGGAAGCGACGCTGCGCTGGATCGGCCGGAGCTACCTCGGTCAGCTCACTGACGTGGAGATCACCAGTCAGGCGCTCGTTGACTACGCCCTTTGGCGGATGGAGGAGGAGGGTGGCGCCGTGAAGCCGCAGACGGCGGGTAATGACCTGGCCCACCTCGGTTCCGTCCTGTCACTCGCTAATGCCGCCTGGGGCTACGAGATCGACCCCACCGTGATGATGCGCGCCAGGATGGTGCTGAAGGGGCTCGGTTACAAGATGAAGAGTCGGGAGCGCGATCGCCGGCCGGAGCTGGACGAGCTTGACCGGTTGATGACGATGTTCTGCCGCAGCCATGCTTCCCGGCCCAGCTCTATGCCCATGGCGAAGATCGTAGCTTTCGCGCTGTTCAGCACTCGCCGGCAGGAGGAGATCGTCCGCATCCGGTGGTCCGATCTGGACGAGAAGCGCCAGGCCGTGCTGGTGCGTGACATGAAGAACCCTGGTGACAAGTGGGGCAACAACGTGTGGTGCCACCTTCCGGACGAGGCGTGGGCAATCATCCATAGCATGCCGCGGGTCTACGATGAGATTTTCCCCTACACGGTCGACGCCATTCAGGGGGCTTGGATTCGCGGGTGCAAGATGGCGCTGATTGAGGACCTGAACTTTCACGATCTTCGCCATGAGGGCGTGAGCCGACTGTTCGAGATGGACTGGGATATCCCGCGCGTTGCGTCGGTGTCCGGTCACCGCAACTGGAACTCGATGCGGCGCTACACCCACTTGCACGGACGGGGTGATAAGTACGCGGGCTGGCAATGGCTGCCGAAGGTGTTGGAGGCGAAAGCGGTGTTCGGCGAGTGGGTGGACCGCAAGAAGAGGTCAGCGAAGGCGGCGGCCGTTTAGCTGGGCCTCTTCCTTCACCGCCGCCGCGTGACGCTCGTCGATGTACTTGGCCAGGTCGGTGAGGAAGATTCCCTTGGCACTCTTCTGCGTGCCGGCTTCCATCCGGGTGATCGGAATCTGGATGGTGCCGGCGTTCGCCTTGCGCTGGAACTGGTCGACGGTGAGGTGACGGAAGTAATCCTCGCACACTCGGTCGAGCGGGATGACGGCGAGTCCGTTGTACTGAGCCATCAGCAGAAACAGCGTGTTCATTACGGCTTGAACCCCAAGTACGAAATTGCAGTTGGCGCAGTATATTCAACCATCAGTTGAATTGGCAACCACGCTTAGCCTGGAATCCCCTTGTTCGGTGGCAGCTCACCCTTGATACGACGGGCGCTATAGTCGATCTGGAACCAGCCTCCGCAGCGGCAGGTGTACTGTTCCCCTTGGACATCCTCAAGGTCGTCGCCGTCGATGCCGATGATGTCCTGGCAGTGTGGGCAGCGGCAGATCAGGCTTCGGTCGGTGTCGCGGGCGACGTGGTGTACGTCGTAGATGTATTCGTCAGCCATTGGTGGGCTCCTGGCAATGTAGGGGACCGGCGTCAGGCTCGTAGCCTTCACCGATCACGTCGAGGTTTTCGCAGTGGCGGATGGTTGAATATCCATCACCGACCAGATCACCGCCGCACGTCTGACAGACGCCGCCGTTGTCAGGTCCGTTCAGACTTTCGCCGTAGGCTGCCATCGCTTGCTGGGCGGCCTGCAGCGTTGGCTCGGCGCCACCCGGCAGTGCAGCCTCGTCGTACCAGACGAACACACCCTCAGCGAACTGGTCGATGTGAGGCGCGACGCGATTGGGGTACGGCTGCGCGATGGGGGCGGCGTACAAGTTGTGCTTACCTGAATCGAGCAGCTCAATCCCGTGGAACTCATACGGCCCTTCGTGCCGATCTTTCACCTCGACCCACGCCACCGGCCGCTGCTCGGTCTGCGCGATGGGGGCGGCGTAGAGTGGTCTATGAGGCCACCAATCAAGACCTTTACCGTTTGTCCAGGTCGAATAGCCGACAATTTCACCGGAATCATTGACGGTAGGCTTTTTGTGTTGCCATTCCACCGGCCGCTGCTCGGTCTGCGCGGGGCGTGCGATGCGTTCCAGTGTGTACATCACCGCCGCCTCTGCGGCGTGCTGGTAGGTGGCGCCAGGCAAGAGGCAGCATTCCCTATACACACGGCGGACGATGTTCTCGATCTGCTCCCAGGAGAGCATCTGCTCGGGACTTTGCTCATCCTGCGCCGGGGCTGGCTCGGCAGTCAGGCGCTCATAGGCGCTCGGTCCCATCTCCACAACCGCGGTCTTGGTGAATTCCCGCTCAGCGATATGCTCGATCACGCTGCGGGCCTGGCTCTCGGTGTCGTACCAGTCGATTCCCAGAATCGCCCGGGACAGTTCGTGGCGGCGGCCGGCTTGCGCGTTGATCCGGTTTCGGATGTCGTCCATCTCAATTCCTCGTAGAAGTGTGCGAAAATACTGGTTGTCCATACAGTATGGTGATGCCATGCACCATGAAAACTTGCCGCCGTTCAGGCCGGTCAGTCAGGAAGAGTTGCGCCGGTTCTGGGTGGAGAACCCGACCGGCCCGGTGCGCCGGCTGACGCTTGAGGTCGAGCGCTACCGCCGCCTGATTGCGGAGATTGATCAGATGTCCCGAACGATCCACCAGGCGTGGCGAGATAGCGTCGGCGGGGACCTGGTCGCGCTGCACAGGCTGAAGGTGCTGCTGATGTCTGAACGGGACCGCTCGGGCTAGCGCTGCGCTCACGGGCGATCACCGCCTGAGCCTTGCAAAAATGCGTGATTGGCGTGTTCGCCATGTAGAACTTCACGGGCAGCCACAATCGCGGCCCTTGCATCATCTAGATCGTCGAAAAGGCCAATGTAGTAAGCCTTTAGGTCAACCTCTATCTGCGCTTGCCACTTTCCACACGCCTTGTTCCAAGTGACACCCTTTACGCCAGAGGTGTTGTTCCTCTGTCTGCGCCGGTTCCTATTATTCCCAGCGGATGTCACCAACCTCAGATTCTTTGGCAGGTTATTCAGCTGGTCACCGTCAATATGGTCGACCTGCATGCCTTGCGGGATGGGGCCGTTGCGCATAATCCACAAGACGCGGTGCACGTTGATCCCCCTACCGTTTACCGTGACCGTCAGATATCCGCGTCCGTCCCGGCAGCTCACCTCATGTCCGATACGGACACCCTTTTTCCTCACTTTCCAGCGAACGGTATTCCCAACGTCCTGGAACGCGGTCAGTAGCTCTGCTTGGCTAGGTTCAGGATTTCTTTTCGAGCTGCTCATGTCAGTTGGCCACCTACGGATACGTCCAAGGGAAGCGACCTTCGAGCTCGCGGCCGTCGTTCAACCGGTAGACCATTGCCCGGTCGCGGCTGGCGATGAAGCTGGCGCGCTCGGCCTGCAGTAGCTCGCCGTCCACCTGGATCAGCAGCGGGCAGTCGACCGGAGGAAGCTGATCAGCTGGGTTGAGGTGCACCGGCTCGGCGACGACCAGGCAGTTGTCCGGATCGGCCAGCTCCAGCAGCACGGCGTTCAGCTCCTTGATCCTTTCCTCTGCAGCGATCAGCTTCTCCAGCAGCAAAAGCTCCTTCTCGACGAAGGTGTCGCGCTGGCGCTCCTGCGTGGCGATCTTGGCGTTCAGCGCCTCGATGTGTTCGGCCGAGGCCATCAGCAGCTCGCGCCACTTGACCAGCTGTTGACCCGTGATCGAGTCGGGCATGTTCTTCGGTTTGGTCTTCACGATGTTCCCCTGGCTCAAACGAACGAAAGGGCCAGCCAGATCAGCAGGAGGAGCAGCCCGGAAACCACCAGGTCGGTACGGGTCGGTACCGTTTCTTTCTGCTCGTGCTTGCTCATCTGACTGGCCCTCTGATGTTGGTGTGCCAGTAGTATATTCAACCAATAGTTGAAATGTCTAGTGTGGCTGCGCCTCCGGACGCTCAATCAGTTTGAGGTTGGCCGGGCCGTAGATGTGCAGGAAGCTGCCACCACCTGCAGCCTGGTGCTCGACCACCATTCGGGTCTCGCCGTTGGCCTTGGTGAAGACGCTGCGGACCTCGCCGCCGATGTGGTAGTCGCCGGTAACCTTCATCACGAGGTCGCCAATTTGGAACTCGGGCATCGCTTCTCTCCAGTCAGTTGTCGCCAGGTCGAATTCGCCAGGTCGAATTCGCCCGGGCAGTCGTTATGGTCCAGCCGCCCTGTAGCGTGACCTTCCGGCGGCGGCTCTCCGGGATGCGCTCAATGCGGGTCACCTTGGTCTTCACCACCAGGGTGTCCCGGCGAACGCGCACGAGGCTCGGGTGGGCCTTCTCCAGCTTCACGAGCGACGTGCTGAGGGTATGGACGGTGCCATCGATCATCAGGGCGTCCACGTACTTCAGAGTCGCCATGTACGCGGCTACCTTGCTGGTGTCGACGGGGATACGCCGGCCCAGCTTCATCTCGTAGGGGTGTGCAGCACACTCATCTCGATGCTTCATGGGGTGACCCTCGAAAGGGCACAGCGGTCGAATGTGCGTTGATAGCTCCGCAGATCGGAGCCGACGCCGTGTCGAACTTGAGGGGAAGGGCAGTTGTGCGGCACGGCGGCCGGCTGGATCGGTCCCGCGACCACGGGCGCCAGCAGCGCCCAGGTCAGGAACAGCGTGCAGAAGGCCGCGGTGTCGCCAGCAGCGCGCTGAGCGGGAGTCATCAGAAGCGCTTCCCGTTGGCTTGGGCGCGGTTCTCCAGCTTGTGATCGGCACGCTGCTGGTTGTATGCCAGCTTCTCGACCATTGCTCCTGCCAGGTCCAGGTTGCGGGCGCCGGCATAGTCGAAAATGCGGATCAGCGTGTCGGCCAGCTCGACCTCAACCGCCTTGCGGTGCGGGAGCTTGTCGTCCATCAGGTCCTTCCGCAGGCCCTCCAGCGCTTCAGACAGCTCGCTGTGCATCAGGGCAATCAGCTCCCCGTCGTTGCGCGGGGTCGGCTCGCCGGTCAGCGGGTCGTTCCACCAGCCGGATGCCTTGGCGAGGAAGTGGCACAGCTGCTGTGCGTCGTGGATTCCGACCGAGGCGCTACCAACGGTGGATGCTTCGACCTGGTCGCACTCGGGGTCGAGCTTGGCTAGCAAGTGGTCCAGGAGGTCTTCGGCTTGTTGGGTGTTCAGGTTAGTGCTCATGGTGGAAATCTCAGCTATTGGTTGAAATTGAGGGCGAGCGGAAACCGCGACCCTCGTAGTCGCGGGTGATGATTTCAGCCAGTACGCCGCGCATCTCTGCCGCGTAATGCCGCTGCCCGGTCTGCAGCCAGAGACCGAGCCCGATGACCACTGCCGTCTCCATCAGCGGCAGCCTGTTCGCCCGGCAATACTCCTCCGGCGAGATCGGCCAGTCGGTAACCAGGTGCTCCGCGGTGGCCAGCACCTCGCGCAGCTCGATGAAGTGGATGGCCTTCTCCAGATCGACCCGGCCGTTCTTCTCTCGGTGACGAGTGGCGTACTTCAGGATCGAATGGGCGCAGGCATCCAGCTTGTTGGTCATGCTGAACTGCACCGGCTGGATTGGAAGGCGGGAGTAGTAGCTACCCTCAGCCTGGGTCGTCAGTGGATTGGGCTTGGTGGTCACTTCGCTCAGGCCCCCACTGCCAGAATCGGGGCTTCAGCATTGGCGGACTTCAGGTCTGCCAGCATGCGCTCCAGGGCGGCACTGGCTTCCTTGCTGTCCACGTTCAGGGTCAGCTGGGTGATCCCCATGCCGGGGGCCACGGGCTGCTGCAGGCGGTGAATGATCTCGCTGTTCATCGAGCGGTGGTTGGCCCGCGCGGTTTCCTTGATCTCATCGTGAAGAGCATGCGGCAGGCGCGCCACGAATTTGGTGATGTTCATGCGGCTCATAGCAGGTCTTCCTCTTCCTCGGCTTGTTCTTCGTCGCGCTCGTCCTCGCCGTCGAGGAGGTCCGCCAGCGCCTCCGGCTTCTCTTCGCCGCCCAGTGCGTCGAGCAGATCGCCCAGCAGCTTGAGCATCAGGTCTTGCACCAGCAGCAGGGTGGCCCGGGCCTCGGTGACCTTGCTCTCGTCCTCGCCGATGTCGTCGCGAATCTGCTGATGCAGCTCCTCGGGCCACTGGATGCCCTTGATACCCAGCATCTCGTTGACGGTGAACGGGACCCCTTCCTGGCCAAGCCCGCTTTCGGGTTCCCAGATCAGCTCCAGCTGGTTGACGCGCCGGCCGGACTCGATCAGCTGCACGATGTCGTCTTCGCTCAGGTCGACGTTCTTTCCGCTCAGGGTCGAGCTTTCTTCGGAAGCACCTCGGGATTGGAACGATTCACCCAGGGAGAATGCCGCCGGGGCGCTCAGGTCCGGGTTTTTCACCCACTCGGTGAAGCTCACGATCGGTGAGACCTTGGTGCCGACCGGACGCAGCGGCAGGCTGCCGAGTGCTGAGCGCAGCAGGGACAGCAGGTCCTCAGCCTTCTTGGCGCTGGTGGTCTCGACGAAGACGTAGGGTGGGCAGATCAGTGCGTTGATCCGGCTGTGACTGACGAAGGCATGCGGCATCATGGCTTGGACGATCTCGTCCTTGATCCGAGCCTTCTCCTTCGCGTAGACCTTGCGGACCTGATCCTTCTCGATCTCGCGGACCTTGGCCTCGACGTTCTGCTTCACCACTTTGCCGGGCAGCAGCCGCTCGGACTTGCGCGCAGCAATGAAAATGCCCTTGGCGCCGATGGGCTCAGCGTAGTCATCGTCGACACCCAGCGGCTCGATGAAGCCCATGGTGCTGAGTTCCTGGCTGGCCGGGTTGCGCGCCGCCTTGGTTTGCAGCGCCTCGGACAGCGCCTCCAGGTCGTGCAGCGGAATCGGTTGCGTGAACCGATAGGTCAGCACGTTGTTGAGTAGCTTGATCGACACGGTGTTACCCCCTTGTGAGCCGTCAGCAGATTGATTGCTTGGCGATGTTAATTCAACCAACGGTTGAATATCAATCCAGCAAGTTGAATTTAGGCTGAGCTGAGGTCTCGCCGGGTCGGTGAAGTAATGCCTCGGATGCAGGTCTCGCTGGCTCGGCAAAGTAGTGCCTGGAGTCGCCCGGGCCATCGGCATTCGGGTTCCCCCACGTCCATGAGCCGGTCACGGGCCGAAGGCAGCTGCTCGATCGCTTTCCAGCTCGCGGCGGAGGCGGTGGGCCAGCGGGTCGGAGGTCTCGCCAGGGTGGCAAAGTAAAGGTCTCGCCAGGGTGGCAAAGTAAGCGGTCCAGGTCGGTCCAGAAAAAAATCGGTACAGAGCGCGACACCCAGGGTTCACGCGGGTCCGAATCAGGCGGCGGGAGGGGGCGAAATAGGGGGCGGGCGCCCGCTCTGGCGGTCACGGCATGCCGCTGGAATGGCCGCTGCAGCGCTCCGGCTGCCGTCTGGCGCGCGTTCGCCAGTCGGCAATGCCTAGCTAGTGGCCAGCATGCTGGCGCCGCGTAGGCGAGCGCGTAGGAGCTCAAATTGACCGGGCGCCGTTGCTGGCGATATGGTGGCCGCCGTCCAAGTAATCAGGAGCGCAAGCAATGCCCGGCGAACTCTTCGGCCTTTTCGTTTTGACCGGCGGCACGGTTGCCGCTGCGCTGGCGTATCTGGTCTGGTCGCACGTATCGGCGGCGCGGGAGAAAGCCCGGGAGGCTGCGAAAGAACAGCGCTGGCGCGCCGCGTTCGGGATGGCGGAAGAGTCACCAGCGGCGCCGGAGTCACGCAAGCCCGGGCGCGCATGGTTGCCGGTTGCTGTGCTGGTCGGCGCCCTGGCGATCGGCGCCGGGCTTATGGTGGCGGATGAAGGCGAAGAGGGCGCCCGGCCGGCTGCAGCGGATGACCTGGCCGCGCGGTTCCCGGGACCATGGCGCGCCGACTATCGCCAGGATTTACAGCGGGCGCTGTTGGCTGCCGGCGCTGGTGCGTGTGTGTACCGGTACCGGACCGGAACCGCGCCGGGCGAATTCCTGGCGTATTGTCCGGGCTCCGGCGCTGGCCAGTGGCGTGCCTATCTGGTCTGGCTCCCGTCCGGTCGGACAATGGGACCTTTCCCGCCGTCGGCAGACTTGCCGCTCCCGGAATAGCGGGCACAAAAAAGCCCGGCAATCCCGGGCTTTCGGTTGGATGGTTGGCGGTTATCCGTACCGGTCGAAGTCTTCCGCATAACTTCGCGTTTTGATCGCGCTCGCGATTATTGCCATCAGTAGGGCGGCCAGGATGCTGCCGCCGGGCTTGATCGCCATCCAGAACGCGGCGCCATAGGCGATGAGCCGAACGGTTCGGACCAGCAAGTTAAAGCCGGCGTAAACGTAAACGGCCGCGGGCGTTTTCTCTTCGTCCGGTTTCATTCTGCGCCCTCAATCAATCGCCTTTCGACCAGATCGCCCCAACATCCGATCGATAGCCGGCGCCCTTGAAAAATCAGCGTTGCCGCGTATGTATCGCCCGCGTTCGCATAGTAAACGTGCTCCCGGTTGCGCTTGTGCCAACCGAGATATTCCACGCCATGGAAGCCGGCGGCACGGTCGACCGCTTCGCGCTTCGCCTGGCGCAGATTCGGCAACGGTCCGCACGTCGGAATAATGGTGCCGTCTGCAGCAGGATAAACGGCGGCCAGTTCCTCAAGGCTACGCGCTTTCCAGATTGCCCGGATCAACTCCGGTTCGCAGTCTAGCCGGATATTTCGGTGTGAAAGGCTCGCCAGGGTTGGCGCTATCCATAGTGGCGCGGTCATTGTGGCGCCTCCTGGCTTTCGTCGTCGTCGCCATAGGCGGCCGGTATCTGGTGCCCGCAATGGTCGCAACGAAGCGCGCCGTCTTCCCAATTGACGCCAGAGGCGACCACGCGCCAGCCGGTCGAATAGTTGCCGCGGATTTCCTCGGTTATTTCCCGAAGGTTCGCCCGGGCGCAGTCGAAGCAAAGCGCGGCGCCGTCGGATGTCGCCAGGTATAGCGGATAACCGCCGGGAAACGTGAACTCGCCAGCGCGGAGCGTGGCGCGAAGGTCGGCGCCGGTCTCAATCTCCGACCGCTGAAAGGCGAACCGTGCGCGGACGGTTTCGCAGTTTGAGTGCCGCACCAGATCGCCGGAGCTCGAAACGAAAAAATTAGCGTGTGCCATGGTTGCAAATTCCCTTATTGGTTGATTTCGCGGCCGAACGTGCACACGCCGGAGCGCTGCAGCCAATCGATAACCCGATCTCGCGTTATGCCGCCGGGGAAAGGCGCGCGACCGTCGAGCAATGCCAGGCCATACGGCACGCCGCGCCCGTCTAGGCTTCGCTTAAGTGCCTTGTCCGGGATGTCGAGCACCAGCGCGGCGCGCTCGCGACTACTGGCGCGCGTGAATTTCCGGTTGCCGTCCTCATCTTCGGCGCACCATAGCGGTTCGCCTAATCCCCAATATGCGCCGCCGTCGTCATACCCGCCGGAGTCCAACCGGACACGATAAAGGCGGACGAAGCGCGGCAGATCGGTTTCTAGGAAGCCATCGGCCTGGCGTCCCATCGGTGCGCCGTAGCGGCTCGAAACATCGGAAAATTGCTTAGCCATTATGCTGCCGCCTCTTCAGATTCCAGCCGCGCGCGCTCTTCGGCTTCATATTCGCGCTGATGTTCGGCAGCTCTTTCGGCCATGGAATCGGCAGCCCGCGCCGCGCCCGCTTCGTCGTCGTATACGGTCGCGTCCAGCTCGCTGGCCATACCTTCGCCAATGCTCCAACCGGCTAGGAAGCCGCGCGACTTCGGCAGCCGGCACACAATGCCGCGGATGGTCTCGGAGTCGCCGAATTCATCAGTGAACCATCCTGTGTGACCGATTGAGCGGCACACGTCGTCCGCCCATTGCCAGCGCAAGCCCGGCGCGAAGTCGGACGCCAGGTAGAACGCCAGGCCATTGCAGCGGCTGGCCGGCTTCGGCGCGTGGTAATACGGACCGGCTACCGGTTGCGTGCGCCGTTGTATGCGGTCGGCGATCGATCCGCGCGGGAGCATCGCAACGCGGCGCGGCCAGGCGAAACCGGCGAAAGTGAATTCCGGAGCCGGGAGCGGGAACAACTGCGAAAGAGTTTTCATGGTTGATAATTCCTCTGATGGTTGAAATCGCGGGCGCAGTTATTCCGCGGCTGCAGCGGTTGGCGGAATGCTCCGGCTGCCGAAGTTCGAAGCCGAAAATTTAACGGCGCGGATACTTTCGACACATTCGGCGATCGCGCCGGCCAGTTGTTCGGCCTGATCAGCGTCGAGATAAACCGTCTCGCCATCGGCGCCGATGAATGCCAGGGCGACCGAATCGCCGAAGCGGTGAATGTGCGCGTTAACGGACTTTTTCATTGTTGATAATTCCTCTGATGGTTGAAACGGTGGCCGGCGTCATGCCTGCTTTTCTGAGCCAAGCGCAAGCCGACGCGAAAGCGGGCCCATATTCCTGCGCGTGGCGTTCACGCCACTGCATCACGCCGGTAGTGCCGCCGAAGTCGGACCATGTGAACACGCTATATCCATCGCTTGACTGGCGAATTTCGGCGCACCTTTCTTGCGCTTTGCCGCTGAAAACTAGTGTCATGTTGATAATTCCTCTGATGGTTGAAATCGCGGGCGCGGTTATTCGCCGAAATAGAAAACGCTGGCGTATTGAATAAGGTCGGCCACTTCGTCGGAGTCGCATGCGTACTCCTGTTTCCCTTCGAACCAATCTTGATACAACAGACGCGCGCTTTCCGGTTCGCCGTAACGGTCCAGGTCGCCGACTATCTCGACGTGCGGTCCGCCGGTACACAACAGAATGCGGAATTCCGAGGCCGAAAGTCTGGCGCCGACGGTTTCCCAATCGCTGCGAATCTCGACAGAAAGCGCGTCATCTTCGATGCGCTGGCGAGCATCGTCCTGGCTTTCGCAATCGCCGGCTGCCGCTTCCAGCTCATCCAGTTCCGCGGCGTCCTCCTCGGATAGTCCACCGTTTGGAGCATCGGAAACCCAGAATGCCCAACCGTCGAGCGTGAATGAAAAGGCGCCGGTCTGGGTTTCCACATTATCGGCCGCCTCTTCGAAGCGCGCCGCGCGTCCCAGCTGTTCCGCCTCTTCAATTTTGTCGCCGGTCTCGGAATGGCTTTCCGCCTCTTCCCGGCATTGTTCGGCGCGTTCGCGCAACTCTTCGGCGATATGGTCCCGGGCGTCTGTGAATTCTGCGAACTGGCAAGGCTCCGAATCCGGCAGATATCCGGCCATGTTCCAACCGGCAACAAACGGCTGCCGCTCTTCGCGCAATTCTTCCAACCGGTCATAGTCGCAGTTGAGCGCAGCCACCATGGCGCGAACGCTGGAAAGTTGGGCTTTTGCTTGATCGCGTGCGTTATCGGACATTTTCGAGATTCCTTTTAGTTGAACTTAGAACTAACGGTTGAAACGGCGGGCGCAACAGTGACGCGCCAGGCTCCGGCGACCTTTCCCAATCGGACTATTTGCCCGGCTTTCGCTTGCTGGAAAGCGTAGGAAAAGGCGAAAGCGGCGCACGGGAAAGCATGGTCAGTCATAGCGCGGACTCCGGCATGCCGTGCTGGCGTAGCGCGCCGATAACCTGGCCGGTTACGTCACGGTCCGCAGCGTCGAAGAATTCGAAGCCAGAGAAACGGCCGCGGCGATGCACTACCACTAGCGCGAGCTCATTTTTCCGGTTACGCACGGCAAAGCGGCCGAAAGCGTAGGGACCGGCGGAAAGTATTGCAGCGCGGCGCATGGCGCGACCGACCTTTGCCAGGAAAGCGGGATTGATAAGAGCGGTTCTATTCAGCATTGCGGCGACTCCTTTTCAATTCATCCAAACCACGCGCGAATAATATCGCCGTGATGTTGAAGATTCAACCGATAGTTGAAAAGAAAATGCGAAAAGTTGAATCGGCAGGGAGGCGGCAGCCCGGCAAGGCCAGGATCAGCAGCCCGGCAAGGCCAGGATCAGCAGCCCGGCATCAGCAGCCCGGCATCAGCAGCAGCCCGGCATCAGGGCGCCAGGATGGATAGCGGGTTGAATCCGGATTAATCGGAGTTCGGGAACCTGGCGAATCAGCCGAATGCGGCAATTCGTGAATCCCTGAATTCGGCAATTCGTGCGCCGCGGCTACCTGGCCAGCTGGCGCCGCCGGGCCTGGCGTGGTCGCTCTGGGTCCCATCCAGGGAATCCGGGCTGCCGGGGGGTCGCCGAGGCTCGGGATTCGAGGGTTTTCAACCTGTGCAATAGGACTCTCGTGCGTAAATTGCTGATCTACAAAGGGTTTCAGCGAGCTCGGTTTTTCCAGAATTCGGTCGTAGGCACCTCTGGCTCACGAAATCCGATTTTTCCGGATTCGCGCTGGAGGAATCTCGGGCAAAAGAAAACCCGCCGGAGCGGGTTTCTTGGTGTTCTGGGTTTTTCAGTCACCGATCTTATGAGTGCTGAAGTAGCGGCGCCTGCGTTCGCGGACGACCTCTTCCGCCACGTCGAACACCTCCCCCGGATTGGTTGACCCGGACAGCGTGTTCGCCTGCTGGCCCGCAACAATCGCGATGGCTAATGCGGTGATCAGATCGATTTCGTCGTGATCGAACTCCGGACCCATCTCAGTTCACCGCTTCCAGCAGCTTCTTGCCCGGGCGGAACTTCACAACCACCTTCGATGCGAGCTGCATGGGATTGCCGGTCTGCGGGTTGCGTGCGGTGCGGGCAGGGCGGGTGACTGGGCTGAAGCTGCCGAAGCCGACGATGCGAACTTCGTTGCCGGCGGAAAGCTCAGACTGCAGGCCGTGCAGTACGGCGTCGACCATGCGGCCGGCTTCAGCTTTGCTGGTGTTGGTCTGCAGTGCGATGGTGTCGATCAGGTTCTGCTTGGGCATGGTGTATCTCCTGGTTTGCAGGTGCTTCGGTTGAAAAATCAGGTGATGGTTGAATCAGCGGGCGATATGAAACGGGTTGAGAGTCGGGCCGGTACCGGCGTGGGCGCGGTTGTTGAGGGTGGAGTGGAGCATGTAGAAGGCCAACTTCTTGGCCCGGCGCTCCCGCTTCGCGGCGGCGGCCAGGATGCGCGCCTGCTGGTGAGGGTTGTTCGGGTCGCGCTGCTGGCGCCGGGTCGGTCGCATGTAGGTGTGCCGGCCGTACAGCCCGGTCGAGCGACCTGACGATCCGATCATCAGCGATCCGATCGCGGCGCCAAGGCGGGCAGCAATGCCTGAGAAACGCAGTCCATCAGTGATTAGCATTTGAGTGTTCCTATGTTGCGTTGAGGAGTGATCGGGTTGACATAGGTGAGGGCGAACCCCCACCCGAGCATCGGTCCTAATCCACCGATGGTGCGTGTTCGCGGCTGTATCGCTCACCGCAGAACATGCAGAAGTTGCCCGTCAGAGCTATGCGCTGCTTCTTCGCCTTCATCCCGTCCTTCCCAGGTACGGAATAGGTGAATTGCACCTCAACCTGGTTCTTGTACTCCAACTGCTGGTTGGCCCCCATGAGCAATCCGTAACCGCGCAGTTCAGAGGAGACGTTCTCCGCGCCCAATGGCAGCGATTGCATGAATTTCGAAGCCAGCTGTTGTTCCATTTCGGCTTTGCAGTTGCACATCCGTTACTTCCCCTGTTGTCAGATCAATTCATCCAGGTCGTCTGCTTGGGGCTCCTTCCCACTCCAGAATCCGCCCTGATATCTAGCGGTGACCCAATAGCCCGCGGTGTTTTTCTCCATTCCCGCTTCGAGCATTTCGTGTTGCGTGAGGCATCTTCTGTCCTTCCCGTACCGTCCTGTCCGGTGCTTATCGAAGCTGGCGAGCGAGTTGAAAAACTCTTCGCAGCCTGAACATTGGCATCGGCTGTTGGATACGGTCAGGTTGGACATGCAGCAAGACTCTCTTAGGTTCGAAAACATGCAAGAGACCGTCTGTCGGGTTTTTGCATGCCATTTCCAGCTCTAACGTCGGGCTGAGAAATCAACGATCGGCCTGCAACCCATGCGTAGGTACTGGGTTGCAAATGAAACCAGTGCTTTGGGTGTCATGTGCGGCTCAGAATCACGCCGGCGTTCTTTGCGGGCCTGCGCACTATGACCACGGGCTGATGGACCACTTCCGGCATGACCTCTGTGCCGCGGGAGAGCATTCGATCGATTTCGGCAGCTGCAGCCATAGCTTCAACCCGCTGGTCAGTTCGACCTCCCCCCGGAAGCGCCCAACCGCCGCGTTCATCGACCACCACGGTGGCACGCCCAAAGCGGACATCCTTCTGACGCATGACAAAACCCCCTCGTTTCTGCGCCCAACGCACGGGTATCGTGAGGCGGGCAGCTGATGGGGGTCGATTCTGATGGCCCTTTGATCACGTTGTCAACCAGTAGTTGAAAAACCAACTTAGTGCACCAGGTGTACTTATGCCAGGAGGTGGATCGTGAAGTGGTTGCTAGGGGTGACGGCCGCGCTGGCCGTGGCGGTGTTGGGGCTCGGCTGGCAACTCAAGGGTGCCTGGGAGGATGCCGCGTCTTCGCGGAATGAAGCGTTTGCGGCGCTGCAGGCAGCCGGTGAACAGCGCCAGCAGGCAGAGCTGCTGCTTCATCGGATGGGGCAGCTCGATGCTGCGCTCGGCAGGCTTGCCGACCGGACGGAGGTCAACGACCGAAAGCTCGATGCGGCACTGGTTCAGATCAACGAAATTCAGAAAACCGAGGGAGATAGCGATGAGTCCATGGCGTGCCTTGACGTGCTTGTGCCTGTTCAGCTTGACGGCGTCCTGCGCTGATCAGCCTGTAATCACGACGACCGAGTATCAGCAGGTCTACCTACCGGACCGGTTCCTCCGCGACTGCCCGGTGCCGCAGTGGGAAGGAGGGACGTACCGGCAGATCGGGGCACATGCGAAGCGAATCAAGACAGCGCTGGAAAACTGCAACCTGCAGCTGCAGCAGGGGAGGGAGTACCAGGACGCGATCCGGTCTGGTCAGCAGCTGCCCGATAGCGTTGTCCCACTTAAATAAACTGGGACAAGAAACTGGGACAAGCCGACCCCCCGGAAAATCTGGCCTGCAAGGCTGTCTGTCCCAGTTGTCCCAGTTGTCCCAGTTATTTGAAGTCTTATATGTGAGAGGAATACATCTGCTGAGAATGACCCGGTGAGAGCATGGTGATGTCACTGTCACATAGATGTGTTTCGTACATATATAAGAGTGAAAGAAACTGGGACAACGCCGTAACTGGGACAAGAATTGCTGGAAGCCGCGTGGCACTAAGGCTCCAGCTTGTCCCAGTTCTTGTCCCAGTTTCTCAAATGTCCCAGTTCTTTTTGAATCCCGAAAAATCAGGATTCGCGTTGGTCAAAAAATGAGCTGTTGGCTCGCGAGCGAAATCGGACAAATCGGAATTCGTACCATCCGGCTGCGAAATCGGAAAAATCGGGATTCGCTGCGTACACGAAAAAGCCGCCCGAAGGCGGCTCTGAAATCCGAAAAATCAGGATTCGCTATCGACGCAGCCTCACCACGTTGTCGGCGAGCGATTCCAGATCGTCCAATTCTTCGTGTGCCGCCAGCGCAGCCTTGGCCATCTCGATGCCCTTTGGCGTGAGTGCCGAGCCTTCGCCGATCAGCTCGCGGTTGCGCGTCCATACCTGCAGCTTGCGAGACTCCCCATCGACGCTCAGGCGCGTCTCCCGGGCCTTCACGAAGCCCATCGGCTTGAGGAACGAGGATACCCCGCGCCCCTTGAGCCCAGCGCCCATGCCGCGGCGATCCAGCTCGGTGCGGAAGGAGGACCAGATCAGCGTGTCATAGCTGATAGACGGGTCGCGACCCAGCTCCAGCATCTCCTCCAGCAGCTGGCGCTCTTCCGACTTGGCGTCCTCGGCCATCACCGCCTTGAACTCCGTGTTGGGCGCACGCCCGTTCGGCTTGTAGTGGGCGCTGAATTCGTATTCGTTGAAGAACTCCAGGAACTGGTGCGGCCGCTCGGCGATGTGATCCCAGAGCTCGCTGACGTAGTCGGAGCCTTCCTCGGCGACACGCTTCTCACGCCATTCGATGACCTCCTGGTTGTTCAGGAAGCGGGTGAACAGCACCAGAAAGCGCGTGTTGTCCTCCTCCATCGGCAGGCAGTCTTCGAAGTTCGTCGTCAGGTACATGTTGCAGAAGTTGCGCTCGGTGACGACATCCTTCTGCATGCGGCGGATCGGCGTTTCGTCGTTGGTGATCACCGGCTTGATCTTGTTGAGGACGTAGTAGCCCTCTTTGCCCGGCAGCTTCACTTCCTCGACCACGCACAGCAGGCGCTCGTAGGACCAGCCATTGAACTTCTCGGTGAGCTGTTCCGAACCGATGATCGCAGTGTTGTGGCGGCCGAGCATCTGGCGCAGCAGCTTGGCCAGAAGCGATTTACCCTCGTCCTCGCAGCCCTTGATCAGCAGCGCATACTTGAGCTTGCGACCCGGATGGCGCACGCAGTGGGCAATGAAGTCCAGCAGCATGCCCTGGTGCACCGGATTGGGTAGCAGGTCGGCGATCAGCCGCTTGAGCAGCTTGACCCCTTTCTTGCCCTTGTAGCCGCCGGTTTCAACGTGAGCGCGCCGGTATGTGTTGACGCACAGCAGCCCGTCTTCGTTGAACAGCGCCGGCTGATCCGGGTTGAACTTGGTCCAATAGGGCATTGGCAGCGAGAAAATCTGCGTGGCGACATCGAAGGCGGTGATCTTCGTCAGACCCATGTCGCCCGAGCCGAACTGATCGCCGGCTTCCCGGTTGTAGCGGCCGTTGAAGCCCTCCTTGCTCAGCACTTCCTTCGTGTCCAGATTCAGGAATTTGTTCTCGCTGGTGACGTAGACCCAATCCTTCAGCCACTTCGGCAGCGGCTGATCGCTCATCTGGTCGCGCAGGTTCTCAACCGTCGGCGCCAGCATCTTGCGTGCGGTTGCCTTGGTGATCTTCTGATCTGCCAGCTCGGCGAATTTCGCCTGCACATCCGGTGCAACCAGGTCGCGATGTAGGTCACGGAAATCGGTAGTCGGGAAGGCGCGGATGATCTCCAGGCGCCGCTCCAGATCATCCAGGCTGGTCGCCTTCGCGATACTCCGACGGACCTTGCGCAGCACGTCCTCGATCGTTGGTGCCTTCTTTTCCGGCTTCTCAGCCGGTGGTGCACCGATCAGGTCGTCGAAGTCGTCGTCCGTGGCTGCGGCGGCGACCGGCTCGTCTTCATCTTCATCCTCGTCATCGAGTTCGCCGAGAATCTGCAGCATTCCCGCGTTCCGCTCGGTCTCGATTTCGGCTTCAACCTGCGCCAGCGCCTCGCGCACCGCCTCCTGCTTGAGCATGAAGTCGACCATGGCCTTGTACGACGGCCACTCGACCGGGGATAGCCCTGCGGTGTCGTAGTCCTCATCCAGATGGCGGAAGAGATGGATGCGTCCCAGATCGAAGGTGTTGTGCTGGCCGACCGCCGGATCGGAGCCGTGGTCGGACTGGATGAAGGCGTCATCGTAGACCCGCACGCTCGGTGCGCCGGTCGCATTGACGTAGGCGTAGCGCTCGCCGTGGGCAGTGTATTTGTCGTCCAGGAACGTCGAGATGAAGGTGTGCGGATCGAACGCGCGGTGCACCGCGGTGATGATCGGCGCCTGGGCCTTTTTCTCTTCCGGGTGAGTCATGCACCGGCCGGCGACGTACTCGCTAACCTTTTCCTTTGCGCGCTTCGGCCAGGTTTCGGCGTCGTCGGCCGGGTACTGTGCCAGCGCGATGTCCGGATCGAAGAAGTCACCCTCGACCAAGGCGAACTCGTAGGGCTGGTCGCTGCTGACGGATGGGAAGTACATGCCCTGGGCTGGCGTGTAGCTCTCACGGGCCACCGCCTCCATCTTTCCATCGAGCATCTGCGCCAGCGCGCGAGCGACAGGCTCGTACTCGGCCGGGGCCACGTCACGAGCGAGCGGAACCAGAATGCGCAGCTTCGGCGTGGTCTCGGAGTGCGACCTGGTGGTGTGCACCAAGTGGGCGATCCCGCTGAACGCCGACAGTGTGCCGATCAGGTTGAATTCGTCCCAGATCGCCTCGCAGTGGTCGTCCAGGTCGAGGTTGACGATCGAGCGTGACACCAGGCTGCTGTCGCTGCGCTTCCCATCGGAGCACAGGCCGCCAAAGAACAGGCCGGTGTTCTTGCTGCGCGCCCGGTCCTTTGGGCTCATGGCCAGGTATTGCTCGGTGCTGATTTTGCGCCGTACCGGTTCACGGAAAAGCTCCGCGATCTCGTCGAATGTGCCCTCAAGGCTTACCAGCTCCCCGCGCTCTGCCGCGGTTGTGCGGCCATAGCTGAGCTGTCGGTTTCGCGCGCTCATGCGACTTTCTCCACGCGACGTTGGCTGAGCTTGAGTTCGAGGAGTTCGAGCTGGGCGTCAGGGATCGACGGCTCGTTGCGGCTACGCCACATGCGAACCGTCTTCTTGCTGCGCGAGAGGAGGGCGGCCACGTCGCCGATGCTGACGCCGTGCTGCGCCATTAGCGCGCGAAGGCGCTGTGTTTTCGGATCGAGCGTCACGCTACACCTCGGTTGGCCCTAGTTTTAGGGCAGAATACGGTTGCCGAGATGAAGATTCAACCAATGGTTGCTTTTACGATCGTAAGAACACGTAATCGTGGAAGTCGCTGAATGAGACTCTGCCGTCGCCGATCTCAACCAGTTTGCGGACGTACTTTGCCGGCACCGATTTGTCTTTGATCCAGCGATAGACGTACTGGTTGCTCAAGCCGAGATGCTTGGCCAGGACCGGAATGCTCCGTTTACCCTCGCTATCAGGCGGGCAAGCCTTCAGCAGTAGGTCCTGCAGAGGGCCGAGCTCCTTGTAGCGGCTGATGTCGTCGAGGTCCATGTCGCGTGTGCCCATTCATCTATTTGTAGAATTGTCGGCATTCTAGGTAGCGCTCCGAGACCGGCGCAAGGCGAAATCGACGACGGCCGTGTCAATGCGCATCAAGTGGTGGTATTCAACCAACAGTTGACATGACGAAAATGGATGGTGTTCAATTGCCGTCACTGAAGCGAACACGCAGCAGCCGACTCACCATCCAGGAGCAAGTGAACATGCAGGTAACCCTCGACATCAGCGACAAGTTCGCGAACGCCATCAACGGTCTTTCCGAAGCGATCCGCTTTGCCAGCGGCGCTACGACAGCCGCAGCCCAGGAAGTGGGTAAGTCTGCTGCTGCCGCCGTCACCGACGCTGGTAAGACCGCCGAGTCGAAAGCCGAATCCGGCCCGATCTTCTGGGCCGACAACAGCACCGGTTACTTCGGCAAGGTGGCCAACGAGGCCGAATACGCTGCCAAGAAGGCCGAAGCCGACGGCGTCTACAAGATCACCGAGAGCATCTACAACGAGAAGCAGGCGGCGCTGAAGGAAAAGAACGCGGCTGATGCCAAGGCCAAGAAGGCGGCTGACGCCAAGGCCAAGAAGGAAGCTGACGCCAAGAAGGGTGCCGAGTCGACCACCGAGAAGAAGGGTGCCGAGCATCCGCCGGTCGAAGCGCTCGTCGAGGTCTTCGCACGCTACCTGCCGAAGGACCTGGACAAGGAAACCCGCGCCGAGCGCGCCAAGTTCGTCAAGCCGTTGCTGGAGCGTTTCGGCGCCGCCCGTGCAAGCGAGCTGCTGCCCGAGCACCGCGCGCTGGCCATGAATCTGGTCGAGCGCAAGATGGCCGGTGAAGACATTGATCCGACCAGCGCCGATTTCGCTGAAGTCTGCGCTCAAGCTGAAGACGACCTGGTCTGAACCAACCGGTGAGGGGGCCTTCGGGCCTCCCTTTGGAGAGGGCAAGGTGACTGCACACCAACCAATAGATCGCACCCCGATCGCAGCTGCCATCGCCGCGCATCACCGGCTGAGCCCATCGGATGCCGAAGGGTGGATGGTCTGTCCGGGCAAGCCGCGGATGGAAGAGCGCTTCCCCGAGGAGAGTAGTGAGTTCTCCAGCGAAGGTACCGCAGCACACACCGTGCGCGAGCGTTGCCTGAATGAAGGAATCGATGTCGACGCTCTGGTTGGCGAGAAGATCGAGGCCGATGGGCTGTTCTTCGAGGTGACTGACGAGTGGGTGCGCTGGCTGCAGCCTGGTATCGACCGCATCCGCGAGGCGAAAGCTGAATGGGTCTTTGAACACCGGGTCGAGATGGACCCGTGGATCGAAGGTGGCTTCGGGACGCTGGATGCCGGCGGCATCTCTGACGACCTGATCACCATCGACGACCTGAAATTCGGCCGCGGTGTGACCGTAGATGCTGAGCGCAACAAGCAGATGATGATCTACGCGCTCGGTTTCTGGATGAACTACGCCAGACACCGAACGAAGGCCACACGCTTCCTGTTGCGCATCGACCAACCGCGTGTCTCCGGTGGAGGCAGTGAGTGGTACACCACGCTCGACGAGCTTTTGGTGTTCGCCGAGGAGGTCGCTGCTGCGGCAATCGCCACGCTGGACCCGGATGCGCCACTTAAACCGAGCCCGAAAGGGTGCCGATTCTGCCGGGCAGCACGCAACTCGGCCTGCTACGCGCTGGATCAATTCGTCCTCGACTTGCTGGGTATCGACCTAGAGAGCCTGGACGCCGACCGCAGGAGGAAACCTGAATTGACTGCACACGCGAGCCTCACCCCTGAGCGCCGCAGCTACGTGCTGGAGCACAAGTCGCTGATCACCAGCTGGGTCAACAACCTGCATGCCGCGGCGCTGGACGATGCGCTCAAAGGGTTGCCTGTTCCTGGGTTCAAGGCTGTCGCCACGCTCGGTGATCGCACCTGGGTCAACGAAGCTGAGGCGGAAGAGTTCTGGAAGGCCAAGATGCCAGCCAAGGCCATCTACACGCAGCGGCTGAAAAGCCCAGCACAGATGGAGTCGGCCGCCGGTACGCGCAACTGGAAGGCTGCCCAGGAGTTAATCCATCGGCCGGAAGGCAAGCCGGCACTGGTACCGGAAAGCGACAAGCGCGAGGCGCTGATCCCAATCCTCAGCCTGCTGGACGATCTGGACGACGATGACGACCTGGTCGCTGCTGACGAGATTCAACCTGAAGTCGATGAATTCGACGATCTGATCTGACCGAGGAAACACAACATGGCAACTGCACGTCCCGATATCGCCGTACTGAAAAACGTCCGCCTGTCCTTCCCGAAACTGTTCAAGGCCGAGAAGTCCACCGACACCTCGGCGCCCAAGTTCAGCGCTGCATTCCTGATCGATCCGGAGACTGCCGAGGGCAAGGCGAACATCAAAGCCATCAACGCTGCCATCGAGCACGTCAAGGGCAAGACCTGGGCGGACAAGGCTGAGAAAATCTTCAACAACATCGAGTGGGACCGTAAGCCGCTGCGCGACGGTAACAAGGCTACCAATGCCGAGGGTGATGTCTACGCGGGCTACGAGGACATGATGTACGTCCAGGCCAGCTCGCCGGAAAAGCGCCGGCCGCAGGTCCTCAAGCGCGACAAGAGCCCGACCGTCGAGGAAGACGGCATTATCTACGGCGGCTGCTATGTGGATGCTGTTGTCAGCGTCTACTCGGTCACCGACAAGGACAAGGGTGGCAACGGTGTGTTCGCGTCCATCGAGCTGGTGCGCTTCCGTCGCGACGGTGAGCCGTTCGGCGCCGGCGCTGTCGATGCCGACGACTACCTCGACGATCTGGACGACGAAGACGACGACATGATCTGAGTCAAACCCCGCAGAAAGGGCGCTTCGGCGCCCTTTTTTTCCACCAATGGGTGAGTATTCAACCAATGAAAGTGAAGAAGCTAGAGGGTATGCCGGCCATGACTATGCGTACTGAGCCGAGCCGCTGTGAACTACTGGCTGCGTTTGAGGATGTAGGGCACACCGTTCGCTGGCTGCCGGGTCTAGGGGGGCGCGCGATTGGAGAAGTGACTTGCCAGAATACACAAGGCTATCTCCAGGTGGGTTTCAAGAAGGAGCGTTGGCTAGTTCATCGCCTGCTTTGGATTATGCGCAACGGGTCGATCCCTTATGGCTACCGGATCGATCATATAGACGGTAACAAACTCAATAACCAGCCTAGCAACATGAGACTGGCCACCCTGGCTGAAAACGCCAGAAACGCCTTACTCCGCTCCGATAACACCTCAGGAGTTAAAGGTGTCCAGTGGTACAAGCGTTACGGGAAGTGGATGGCGATTATTTGCGTAAACGGGCGGAACCGGAATTTAGGTTATTTCGCGGACAAGTTGAATGCTGAGAACGCGGTTAAAGCTGCGAGGCTTCGTCTCCATCGCGAATTCTCGAATAATGGTGTTGGTTCATCGCATGAATACTAAAAAAACAGTGGTACTCGATGTGGAGACGTATAGGGACTATTTCGAAGTCGGCGTGCGCAACATCGAGACGGGCAACACGCTCGTGTTTGAGCAGTACGATGGGGTGAGCCTCGATCGCGAACTGCTCGCCAAGGTGCTCCGGCTCTGCCAGATCATCACGTTCAACGGGGCGACCTACGATATCCCGATGGTCTACTACGCGCTGCAGGGGGTGAGCAACATCCAGCTCAAGCGCGCCAGCGATGCAATCATCCAGCAGAACCTCAAGCCTTGGGAGTTCGAGCGCACCTTCGGCGTCCGCATCCCCAAGATCGACCACATCGACCTGATCGAGGTGGCGCCCGGGCAGGCCAGCCTAAAAATCTACGGCGGCCGGGTCCATACCCAGCGCATGCAGGACCTGCCGGTGGAGCCTGACGCCTCGATCACCCCCGAGCTTCGCCCGCAGCTGGTCTCCTACAACGGCAACGACCTGAACGCCACCAAAGACCTGCGCACCGGGCTGATCAAACAGCTGGAGCTGCGTGAGCGGATGTCCGAAGAGTACGGCATGGACCTGCGCTCCAAGTCCGATGCCCAGATTGCCGAGGCGGTGATCAAGAGTCAGCTGGAGCGGCTGAGCGGTGTGCGCCCTGAGCGGCCGAAGTTCCCGGCCGGCACCAGCTTCAATTATCGGGTACCGGATTTCATCAGCTACACCACGCCCGTGATGCTCGAAGTGTTGGAGATGGTGCGCAACGCGAAGTTCGTCGTCGAGAGCAACGGCAGCGTGGCGATGCCTGATGAGCTCTCTGATGCAAAGGTCGTGATGGGTGGCTCGATCTACCGCATGGGGATCGGCGGGCTGCACTCCAGCGAAAGCTCGGTCACCCATATCGCCGACGACGACACCCTTCTGATCGACCGCGACGTGGCCAGCTACTACCCGGCGATCATCCTCGGTCAGGGCCTGTACCCCAAGCACCTCGGACCCGCCTTTCTCAAGGTCTACAAGTCGATCGTCGACCGGCGCCTGGCAGCCAAGCGTGCTGGCGACAAGGTCACCGCCGACTCGCTGAAGATCACCATCAACGGATCGTTCGGCAAGTTCGGCTCCAAGTGGTCGTGCCTGTATTCGCCGCACCTGATGATCCAGGTAACGATCACCGGCCAGCTGGCGTTGCTGATGCTCATCGAGATGATCGAGGGGGCCGGCATCTCCGTGGTCAGCGCCAACACCGACGGCGTAGTGATCAAGTGCCCGAAGGATCATCTGGACGACCTGAACGCAATCGTCGCCGAATGGGAGCGCCGCACCACGTTCGAGACCGAGGAAACGCAGTACAGCGCGCTCTACAGCCGCGACGTGAACAACTACATCGCTGTGAAGACCGACGGCAAGGTCAAGCTCAAGGGCGCCTTCGCCGAACCCGGTCTGCAGAAGAACCCCGCCAACCAGATCGCGATCCAGGCAGCAGTCGACGCACTGACCAAGGGTGTGCCGGTGGAGGCCACGCTGGCGGCCTGCAAGGACATCACCAAGTTCGTGACGGTGCGCCAGGTCAACGGCGGGGCGGTATATGGGCACTGCGAGTTCGACCCCAAGGCCAAGGTCGCCGAGAAGAAGGCTGTCTTGGAGCGCGAGGGCTGGTTCGAGTGGCCGGAGCCGGGGACCTGGACCAACGAGGATTACACGCTGGCGCTCAGCCGAGACGAAGCCTACAAGCACGTCACCCAGGCACAGCTGAAGAACGCGCGGTACCTCGGCAAGGCCGTGCGCTGGTACTACGGCATCGGCGAGACCCGGGACATCCGCTACAAGATCAACAGCAACACCGTTTCCCGGTCTCGCGGCGCAGTGCCGCTGATGGACCTACCCGAGGAGTTCCCCACTGACGTGGACCTGAGCTGGTATGCGCGCGAGGCCGTCTCGATCATGCGCGACGTTGGCCATCCAGCCTACCAGTGGGACGCAAAGCTGGACCATCTGATTTGACTGCGTTTTCAACCACCTAGTGAGTATTCAACCAATGATCGAGAGCCCAATTGAGGACTTGGTATGCGAGAGAGCCGAAGCTGCCGGCTGGATCGTCCGGAAGCTGCGCTGGATCGGCCGGCGCAACGGCATGGACCGCTTCTTCCTGAAAGAGGGGCGCATCGTGCTGATTGAATTCAAGCGTCCGGACGGCAAGCCGCGGGCCACTCAGCAGCGTGAGATCGACCTGTTCCGTGCGGCCGGCGCCGAGGTGCATGTCGTAGACGTGCCGACAGCCGCTCTGCGTATTCTGGGGGTTCCCTATGCGTAAGCTCGATGACCTGCGGCACAGCCAGCTGGTGGGCGTGAAGAAGATCGTCGAGAACCCTGCGTGCATGCTGGGGATGGCGATGGGGCTGGGGAAAACCGGCACAGCGCTGACAGCGTTCCGCGAGCTGCTGGACACCTTCCAGGTCACCCACATCCTGGTGATCGCGCCGCTGCTGGTGGCCGAGGAGACCTGGCCCGATGAGATCGATGCGTGGGAGCACACCAGCGTGCTCGACTACGAGGTGTTGACCGGTCCACCTGACCGGCGTGAGCAGCGCGCCCGTAGGCTGCCCGAGATCAGCATTATCAACACCGAGAACGTCGGCTGGCTGGTCGAATTCTGGGGAGATGACTGGCCCTACGACTTGGTGTGCATCGACGAAATCTCGCGTTTCAAGAATCCGTCGAAGAAGACCAAGCCAACCAAGGTGGCGGTTCAGAAAGCCATGGACGAAGCGATGCGCGAGCTGCCGAAAGGGCTGACGGACGAGCAGATTGACGCCGCGGTCAAGAAGGCGGTCAAGAAGGTGAAGGGTAATCCGACCCGGTTCGGGGCGCTGTGCAGCGTGCGCAAGCGCATCCTGCGTGTCATCGGGCTCACCGGAACCATGTCGCCCAACGGCCTGTTGGACATCTGGAGCCAGTTCTATCTGCTGGATCAGGGCGAGCGACTGTATGGCAGCTTCAACCAGTACCGCACTCGCTGGTTCGATAGCGACTACATGGGCTACCGCTATACACCGCGGCCGGGTGCGTTTGAGCAGATCGTCGAGCGCATTCAGGACATCACCCTGAGCATGAAGACGGAGGATTACGTCGACATGCCGCCGGTCATCCACAACACGATCCGTGTGAAGCTGCCACCGAAGGTGATGGCCCAGTACCGCAAGTTCGAGAAGACCATGCTGCTCGAAGAGCATGACATCGAGGCGGTGAACGAGGGTGTGCTGACCGGCAAGTTGCTGCAGCTGGCCAACGGCTCGGTCTACGACGAGGACGGCAACGTCATCGAAATCCACTCACTGAAGCTCGATGCCCTGGACAGCGTGATCGAGGAGGCCAACGGGGCGCCGGTTCTGGTCGCCTACAGCTACCAGTTCGACCTGGAGAAGCTGCGCAAGCGCTACCCGAAGGCTGAGGTCGTCGGCGAGGCGCCGAACCTGCAGAAGCGCTGGAACAACGGCGAAATTTCCATCCTGCTGGCGCACCCGCAGTCCGCTGGTCACGGATTGAACCTGCAGTACGGTGGTTGCATCACCGTCTGGTACGGCCTCTGCTGGAGTCTCGAATACTACCAACAGTTGAATAAGCGTCTTCACCGTCCAGGCCAGAAGGAAACGGTTGTAATTCACCATATCGTTGCCGAGGGTACGGTCGATGAGCGGGTAATGACCGTTCTGCCTGAAAAAGATGCACTCCAAGACGCGCTCGTCGAGGCGACGAAGTACAGGGAGGTAGTGTGACCTGGCGGTCAATATCCCCCTTTCTGTTGAATGTTTGTCAATTTACGCAAAAAAGAATTGACACCGTTGTTGGATAGTTCAACATCAAGTCAACAGATAGTTGAATAGCGGTTTCGGCCACCGAGTGCTACCGCGCGTGTGGCCGACACGCTGTCGATAAACCCGAAGGAGGGGGAAAACCATGGCCGATTTAGGATTCGCCAACCGGCTGAAGGTGGCATGCGACGGCAACAGTCGAGTTCCGACATTCGGCAAAGGCCGCCAGACATGGCTCAAGGATGAGATGGGTGTGAGCGCCGAGGCCGTGCGCAAGTGGTTCGCAGGTTCGCGTCCGCGCCCCAGCATGATGGGTAAGCTCGCCAAGGTTCTCGGTGTTGACGAATCGTGGTTGGCGCTGGGCATCACGCCCAACATGGAAGTGAAAGAGCGTAAGCAGCACAGCGCCCAGATGGCCGGTGCAGTTAACGTTTTCATGGGACTTGTGCAGCTCAATGGCGGCACCTGCGCCTTCCCAGCCGAGGGTGATCCCCTGGCTGAGTTCGTCAGTTTTCACAGCATCCGCGAGGGTACCCAGACCTATTACCATGTTGCGACCGCGCAAACAGTGGAGGCTGGCCTGTTACGCTTCTATATTCCCAACGAATACGAGCGTTGCGCTGTGATCGGTGCAATCCCGAAAGGTCCGTTCGACATACGCTTCATTCACATGCCTCACGATCTCATCGAGAAACACGGCGTGCGCCGTGGCGGCTACCTGGCCGTTGAAGTGAAGGAGTCGGGCACGCACTACTATACGGGCGAGGATCGCTGGAAGCTGGTCACCGACAAGCACTGAGTCGAATATCGCGTCGACAGGTTCCGCGGCCACAAGTACGGTTGGTTGAGTATTCAACCGTGAGTGGCGCCATGAGCAAGCAGATCGACAACATCATCGCAGCGGTCATCGACGCAGAGGGCCGGTATTCGAATCACAAGTCCGACCGCGGCGGTGAGACGATGTACGGGATCACCCGTGCCGTCGCCCGCGCCAACGGCTACCAGGGTGACATGCGCGACATGCCGCGAACCCTGGCCGAGCACATCTACCGCAACCGCTTCGTCGTCGAGCCCAGGTTCGATAAGGTGCTGCTGCGCTCCACGCTCATCGGCGAGGAACTGGTCGACACCGGAGTGAACATGGGGCCGCACCGAGCCGCTGAGTTCCTGCAGCGCTGGTTGAATGGCTTCAATTTACCGGGCAGCGGTTATGACGACCTGTTCGTGGATGGCCGCATTGGCGATATCAGCCTCAACGCGCTCGATCGTTTCCTCGCGAAGCGTGGCCGGGAAGGCGAGGGGGTCCTGCTTCGTGCCCTCAACTGTACCCAGGGCAACCGGTACCTCGAACTCACCGAGCACGACTCTGACCAGAGGACATTCCTCTACGGCTGGGTCCGCGCCCGTGTCGTGATCTGAGATTCAACCAATAGTTGAATAGTCACTCGTGCGGTTGGTACGATGGCGCCTTTACGAGCCTCATGCGAGCAGTGTTATGGCGCGTGCCTACTACAACGAAATCGACAAGCAAGCTGCCCAGTGGCTCCGCAACCTTATCGCCCGAGGTCTGATCGCCCCAGGCGATGTCGATGAAAGGAGCATCAGCGATGTCTCTCCAGACGATCTGCGCGGCTACACCCAGTGTCACTTCTTCGCCGGTATCGGTGTCTGGTCATACGCCCTACGACGAGCTGGTTGGGACGATTCCCGTCCAGTCTGGACCGGTTCCTGCCCGTGCCAGCCTTTCAGCAGCGCAGGCGCGCAAGAAGGGTTTGCTGACGAGCGGCACCTATGGCCAGACTTCCATTGGCTCATCCAGCAGTGCCGCCCTCCAGTCCTCTTTGGAGAGCAGGTTGCAGGCAAGGCTGTCGAGCCTTGGGTCGACCTTGTACAAGCTGACCTGGAAGCCCTGGGTTACGCCTTCGGGGGTGTCCCGTTTCCGTCTGCGGGCGTCGGTGCTCCGCACATCCGTGACAGATTGTTCTGGGTGGCCGACAGCGACAGCGTCGGATTCGCGGGGCTTACCGGGGTATCGCAAGGACGGCGCGCCGAAGCCGGAACTGACAGCAGTTGCTCAGTTCGCCTCTTGGGCAACGCCTTCAGCTCGAGACTGGAAGAGCGCATCCGCCTCCACGGAGTTCCTGGAGCAGAGGCTGGAGCAGAGGCTGGAGCAGAGTCGGGGGAAGCCTCTGAGCGAGCAGGCATTCACGTTGGTGGGCTGGCAGACGCCAACGGCAAATACTCCCGGAGGGACGCCGGATCAGGCGCTAGCACGGAAGGAGAAGGTCAGCTGCGGAAACTCGGTGACATGCCTGCCACACCAAGTGCAACTGATAGGCCCGGCGCGGTTAACGGTATCTGGCGAGATGCTGACTGGCTCAGCTGCCGGGACGGAAAGTGGCGGCCAGTTGAATCCGGCACATTCCCGCTGGCTCATGGGGCTGCCAGCCGAGTGGTGCGATTGCGCGCCTACGGAAACGCGATCAACGCGGAAGCGGCGACCCAGTTCATCGGCGCGTTCCTCGACATCGAGCGTGGAGTTGGACGAGCTGATCTGATCGAGCTTGATCCTTTGATCTAGGTTTCAACCGTTGGTTGATTATTCCGGAGATAACCATGGCCCCAAAAACGGCGCCCAAGAGACGCGGCAGACCACCAAAGGCCAAGCCTCCGGTCGAGATCGATGACGACGACCTGATTGGCTCGGTGCCGGCTGCAGATGAGGAGTCATTGGAACCGATCAGCACCGCCCTGGCGGATGTCTACGGCGGCGTTAGCGCCAGCTGGCTCGCCCAGGTTTTCGGTCACGACAAGAACACCATCGCCAAGAAGCTCGCCAGCGCCGGCTGCGAAGTCGTTGGCCGTCGAAACGGCGGGCCGCTGTACCGCATCCCCGACGCAGCCGCGTATCTGGTGAAGCCCAAAGTCGATCTCGTCGCGTATATCAAGACGCTGCGCCCGAATGACCTGCCGCCGATGCTCAACGATGCCTACTGGTCGGCGATGATCAAGCGGCAGAAGTGGGAGGAAAACGCCCGCGATCTCTGGCGCAGCGAGGATGTGCTGAAGGTGTTCGGTGACCTTGCCATCTCGTTCAAGACGACGGCCAACCTCTGGGTGGAGGAGGTGGAGCGGATCGAGGGCCTGACGCCTGAACAGCGTCTGCTGATCACCCAGCTCACTGACCGCTTGCTGGAGAACGTCTACCACCTGATGGTGGAGGCGCCGAAGAGCGGCAAGACGCTACCGTCGATCGCGGAAGAGGGTGCTGCCCCAGAGGGCAGTGAGGGCTCCTCCGAGTGATCTTCGAATCCCTTGAGCAGATGATCGCAGCGTCTGCCGGTGGCATCCGACCTCCAGAACGCCTGACGGTCGCCCAGGCGGCCGAGCGGTCACGCTACCTCAACAACCCTGGCAGCTACGTCGGCTTCTGGGACAACAGCATCGCCCCGTATCTGGTCGAGCCCATGGAGGTGCTGACCAGCTTGGAATACCTCGGCATGATCTTCGCCGGCCCGGCCCGGACGGGGAAGTCTGATATGTTCTTCAACTGGCTGTGCCATACGGCGATCTTCGATCCCGCGGACATGATGCACGTCCTGATGACGCAGAACGTCGCTCGCGACTGGAGCCAGAAGGACCTTCGCCGGGCCTTTCGCCATTCGAAGGAGCTGGGCAAGACAGTTGCGCCCGGCCGGCAGAACCAGTCCACCCACTCGATCCGCTTCCTGTCAGGCATGCACCTTCTGGTCAAGTGGCCGACCATCAGCGAGCTCTCGGGTAAGACCGTGGGCCGCAACTGGATTTCAGACTATGACCGCATCGACGAATCCATCGACGGGGAAGGTAACGCCTACGACCTGACTGCCAAGCGCGGCCAGACATTCCGCCGCAACGCGATGACCGTTGCCGAGTCGAGCCCGGGCTACGAGATCGAGGACCCCAAGTGGGTACCGAAGACTCCGCATGAGGCGCCGCCGACGAAGGGTATCCTCGCGCTGTACAACCGTGGTGACCGTCGCCGCTGGTACTGGAAGTGCCCTCACTGCAGGAATCCGTTCGAGCCCGATTTCAAGCTGCTGCACATTCCTGATTCGAAGGATCACGTCGAGGCCGCCGAGGCGACCGTAATGGTGTGCCCACACTGCGCCGGCATCATCTGGCATGACGGCAAGGATGGCGTGCCCGGCAAGAACGAGTTGAACCAGATCACCGAGGGTAATGCCCGGTGGGTTCGCGACGGTGAGATATGGGTGCCGCGGGAGAACCGGGTCGAAGGTTTGCCCTTCCGCTCCGACATCGCCAGCTTCTGGATGAAAGGGCCTGCTGCCGCGTTCACTACCTGGCGCGATCTGGCGCTGAAATACCTGAAGGCGGACGAGGAGTATGAGCGCACCGGAAGCCAGGAGGCGCTGAAGACCACGGTCAACACCGACCAGGGACTACCGTTCCGGCCGAAGGGTTTGGACGAGGGGCGCCTTTGGGAAGACGTGAAGGCCATGGCGCGCGATCTCGGCGAGAAAGTGGTGCCGGAGGGGGTGCGCTTCCTGGTGGCCGCTGTCGACGTGCAAGGTGGTCGCTTCGAAGTCCAGGTCATGGGCTTCAGCGAAGGCGGGGACATCACGGTCATCGACCGCTTCGCTATCAAGAAGTCCGATCGCAAGGACGAGGACGGTGAGCGCGAGTGGGTGAAGCCTGCGTCCTATGTCGAGGACTGGAAGCTGCTCATCGACCAGGTGATCCTCAAGACTTACCCCCTGGCTGATGGCTCCGGCCGGCACATGTCGATCAAGGTCGTGGGCTGCGACTCGGCGGGTAAGGGTGACAAGAAGAACGACAGCTCGACGACCAAGAACGCCTACCTGTTCTGGCGGATGCTGCGCGACTCGGATGGCAGCGAGTTCCCGGCAGGGCTGCATAACCGCTTCAGGCTGCTCAAGGGCGGCTCCAACAAGACCGCACCGCGGGTGCAGATCAGCTATCCGGATTCCGAGCGAAAGGACCGCAGTGCCGGCGCGCGAGGCGAGATTCCGGTGCTGATGATCAACACGCTGGCCCTCAAGGACCAGCTGAACGTTATGCTCGATCGCACGAGTGCCGGCGGCGGACGGATCAATATGCCCGACTGGCTCCCTGACTGGTGGTTCGCCGAGATGGTGGCCGAGGTGCGCAATGCCGACGGCTGGGTGAAGAAGTCGCCGCGAAACGAAGCGTGGGACTTGCTGGTGTACGCCATTGCGCTGTCGCTCTATCGCCCGATCAAGATCGAGCACCTGGACTGGAACAACCCACCGGGATGGGCTGCAGAGTGGGGCGACAACGACCTGGTCTTCTTCCCCGAGGAGCGCAAGGCCGGTGTGATCGCTGAACCGAAGGGGCAAACTCTGGAAGAGTTGGCGGCTCTGCTCGCTTAGCGAATCAACTTTCGGTTTTATATACGACCGATGGTTGATACGATTCGGCCGAACAGAACCGTATTCGCCGTCGGGGGCCGCATGGCTGTAGACCTGCAACGTCAGTTGGAAGAAGCCGAGCAGGCATATCACAGCCTGATGACCGGCCAATCCGTCGCCGAATTCCGCGACCAGAACGGCGAGCTGATCCGCTACACCCCGGCCAATGCCTCAAGGCTGCTCGGCTACATCCACTCGCTGAAGTCGCAGCTGGGGCTCATTCCAGCTGGCTCCGTCGGCCCAGGGAGGGTCTGGTTCTGATGGACCTTTCCGCCATGGATTATCTCGACCCCCTGATCGGTGAGCTGCCGGTCAGGGAGATGGCTGCGCGGGGCGCCTACGATGCGTCCAGCCACCATTCGCGTGAGCTGTCGTTGTGGTCGTCCCCGCTGCAGTCCGCTGACATGGACATCCTCCCGGACAAGCTGGTGATGGATTCCCGTGTGCGCGACACCCTGCGCAACGACTCCTATGTCCAGAACGGCGCGACGATCCAGAAGGATTCCATCGTCGGCGAGATGTTCCTGCTCAACAGCAAGCCGAACTACAAGGTGCTGGGGCTGGATGAGGTCTGGGCGGAAGAGTTTCAGGAGGAGGTCGAAGCCAAGTTCACTCTATACGCCGAGTCGATCCGAAATTTCCCGGACGCAGCCCGCAAGTTGACACTCACCGGGATGGTCCGCCTGGCGGTTGGCATCCATGCGATGGCCGGCGAGGTCCTGGCGTCGGTTGAATGGATGCGCAACGGCTACCGTCCGTACCGCACTGCGCTGCAGATGCTGGACCTTGATCGGCTGAGCAACCCTCAAGGCGAGATGGACAGCCCAACCCTGCGCGGCGGCGTGCAGCGGGACAAGTTCGGTGCACCCATCGGCTACTGGATTCGCCAGGCACATCCGAGCGACTGGATGAACCCGGACGGCTACAGCTGGAAGTTCGTTCCGGCCACTCGTGGTCAGGTCACCGGCAATCCCGGCTGGGACCGCCCGCAAATGATTCACATCGTCGATCAGTGGCGCCCGGATCAGAGCCGCGGCGTCGCCAGCATGGTCTCCGCGCTGAAAGAGATGCGGATGACCAAGAAGTTTCGCGATGTCGTGCTGCAGTCGGCGGTGCTCAATGCGAGCTATGCGGCCAGCATCGAATCCGACCTGCCCAGTGATGTGGCGCTGGCACAGGCCGGCGGCGGCGACCCGCAAGCGCTGACCGGCTTTGCCAATACCTACCTCGGCGAGGTGGCCAAGTACGTCGGCGGGTCGCGCAACATCCGCCTCGATGGCGTCAAGGTGCCGGTGTTCTACCCGGGCACCAAGATGAAGCTGCAGAACGCCGGCACGCCCGGTGGCGTCGGTTCCGACTTCGAGGCGTCGATGCTGCGCTACATCGCAGCGTCCCTTGGGGTCAGCTATGAGCAGCTGTCGAAGGATTACAGCAGCGCCAACTACTCGAACCTGCGTGCGGCCATGGCTGAGACCGGCAAGCGCATGCGAGTGCAGAAGCGCCAGGTCGCCGACCGATTCGCCAGCACCTTCTACCGCTTGTGGCTGGAGGAGGCGATCAACTCCGGCGAGATCACTTCGCTGCCGCGCAAGGCTCCGAACTGGTACGAGGGGCTTAATCAGGAGGCTTACAGCTCCTGCGAGTGGATCGGCGCCAGCACCGGGCAGATCGATGAGCTGAAGGAAACCCAGGCTGCGGTCCTGCGTGTGAACAACGGCCTGTCCACCCGTGAGGATGAGCTGGCCAAGCTCGGCAAAGATTGGCGCGTCGTGTTCAACCAGCTGGCTCGCGAGAAGAAAGCTGCCGAGAAGCACGAGCTGGAATTCGGCGCGGACAAGTCCAGCAAGAATCAGATGAACGCCGCCAGCGGCACCCCGAGCGATACGGGCGACGGACCACGCAGCGAAGACAAAGAGGAAAAGACCGATGAGTAACCTGCTGGCCTCGCGCTTCGCGAACGCACCGGTGATGGTGAGCGACTGCAAGGCCGACTGGATGAGCAATTGCCTCGCCTCGGTATCCGCTGAGCTGAAGACGATCGAGGCTCGCGCCTCCAGCGAACCTGTCGCCCTGGCCTATGACGACTTCTGGCCGGCTGCCGACAGTTGGATGGCGCGCTACCGCCCGTACATCGTCCAGGACGGTACGCTGCTGATCCCGATCAAGGGCATGCTGCTGCACGACTTCGGCTACCAGCTTTATGACTGGGCAACCGGCTACGTCTACATCCAGAAGGCGTTCGAGCGCGGCATGGCCGACGGAAGCGTTCAGCGCATCGCCATGATTCTGAGCTCCGGCGGCGGCGAGGTAGCCGGCTGCTTCGATGCGGTCGACCGTGTCTTTGCGATGCGCGGCGAGAAACCCATCCACGCCTTCGTCAATGAGCATGCCTATTCGGCTGCATACGCTTGGGCGTCAGTCGCTGACAAGATCACGATCACCCGTACCGGTGGCGTCGGTAGCGTCGGCGTGGTCACTGCGCACATGGATGTGTCGGGGTGGAACGAGAAGATCGGCATCAAGATCACCTTCATCCATGCCGGTGAGCACAAGGTCGATGGCAATCCACACGAGCCCTTGTCCGATGTGGCCAAAAACCGGATGCAGGCCCGGATCGACGGCCTCTACAATATTTTCGTATCGACAGTGGCGCGGAATCTCGCGCTCGATGAGCAGGTGGTCCGTGACACCAAAGCGCTGACCTACAGTGCCGAGGAAGCGGTAAGCCTGGGATTCGCGCACGAAATCCGAGCCTTCGATGAAGCGCTGGCCGCCTTCTCTGGCGGACTGTCACCAACCGCAGGAGAAGAAACAATGAGCACACCGGAACAAGCCGCTGCACCCGCACAGGCTGATCTGGATGCGGCTCGCGCCGAGGGCCGGAAAGAAGGTGCCACGGCCGAGCGCGAACGCATTCAGGGGATCATGGGCTGCGACGAAGCCAAGACTCGTCGTGCCCTGGCAAACCACCTTTCGTTGAATACCGAACTGTCGGTTGATTCTGCGAAGGGCATTCTGGCTGCATCGCCCGCTGAGGACGACAAGGCCGAAGGGAATGCCGGTGGCAAGGGCAGCGCCTTTGAGCAGGCAATGGGTCAGAACAACCCCGAACTCGGCGCCGATGGCGGCGGTAACGACGAACAGGCCAGTCAGCAGACCCTGATGCAGGAATTCCGCGCGGCCAATGGCATTGAGGGCAAATAACCATGCACCAGCCTGACTACACCAAAGCCGGCATCGCCAGCTTCCAGAATGACTCCGTTGCCGGAGCAGTCGAGCTCTTCGCGGGCGACACGCCGGCTCCGGTGACCGATTTCGCGCTGCCTGGTGCAACCCTGGCCACTGCGGGCATCCCGGCGTGGACTCCGATCTTCGTTGACGCGGCCACTCGCGCGGTCACCCTGGCCGTCACCGGCTCGGCTGATCCAGCGGACGACGTGAAGCCGAACGCGATCACCGTTGCTCCGGTTCCGGCCGGTAGCCCGGCCACCACCAGCGTCCCGGTTTATAAGGCCGGATCGTTCAACATCAACGCACTGAAGTGGCCGGAATCCTTCGCCACCGAAGGCTCGAAGCTCGCGGCGTTCGATCTGGCGGCTTGCCAGATTTACGTCAAGAAGCCTTTCTACGCATAAGGAGTGCGGGGAATCATGTCTATCGAAATCAGTCCGCTCGACACCAACACGCTGCTGGGCTTCTACCGGGAAGTCCCGGCGCCGAGCAACTACTTCCGCAACCTGCTGGTGTCTTCGGTCATCAACTCTGAAGACGAGTTCATCGACTTCGAGAAGCTGGTCGAAGGTCGCAAGCTCGCGCCTCTGGTGGTCCCGACTGCCCAGGGCGTGCCGATGTACAGCGAAGCCTCGCGCATGTCCCGCGTGAAGCCGGCGTACCTGAAGCCGAAGGACCCGGTCAGCCCCGGTCGCGCTATCAAGCGTCGTCCTGGCGAAGGCATGTTCAGCCCGAACAGCATGTCCCCGCGTGGCCGCTTCATGGCGATCATCGGGGACATTCTGCGCACCCACCGCAGCGCCATCGAGCGTCGTCTGGAGTGGATGTGCGCCGAGGCTGCGATCCACGGCAAGGTGACCCTTGCCGGCGAGAACTATCCGACTACCGTCGTCGACTTCGGCCGCAATGCCGACCACACCGTCGTGCTGACTGGCGTTGCCACCTGGGACAACGTCGACGCCGATATCGTCGGTGACCTGAACACCTGGATCGAGCGCGTGCGCCGCGCTGAGTTCGGCGGCCCGGTCAACCGTGTAACCCTCGGCAAGGATGTCGTCGACCCGTTCCTGCGCAACAAGAGCGTGCGCGAGCACCTGGACACCCAGATTCGTGGTACCAACGGCGAGCTGAACATCGGCATCCGTACCGGTGAGTACAGCGAGCGTCTGGGCCGCCTGGGCAACCTTGAAATCTGGACCACCAGCGACTTCTACGAGCTGCCGCAGGGTGGCACCAAGGAGTTCATGCCTGCCAAGGGCGTGCTGTTGACCGGGCCGAACATCAACATGGTCGAAGCCTACGGCGCGATCCTGGACGACAAGGCCAACTTCAATGCGCTGCCGGTGTTCCCGAAGCAGTGGACCAACGACGATCCGGCCGTCACCTTCGTGATGACCCAGTCTTCGCCGATCGAGGTGCCGGTGAACCCGAACAACACCTTGTTCGCGACGGTGTTGGCGTAACGACAACCCTGCAGAAGGCGGCCTTGCGCCGCCTTTTGTTTCAACTCCAAGGTGAATACTCCATGAAAAAGTTGATTGCCGTTCACGAGATCGTGCGCAATGACGCGAAGGGTCAGCGCGAAACCGTTGCTCCGGGTAAGCAATTCAGCGGCTCTGACGAAGAGGCTACGTTCCTGATGGGCATTGGTGCCGCCAAGCTCGCAGCTCCGGCGGTAGAGCAGATCGCACCGGCTACCACCGACAACAGCGACAACAGCGACAACAGCGACAACAGCGACAACAGCGACAACACCAACCCGGCACGCGACCTGAGCAAGATGCTCAAGCCCGAGCTGCTGGCGATCGCTGCCGAGCTGGAGATCGAGGGTCACCAGGACATGACCGTCCCCCAGCTGCGCGAAGCCATCGAGGCCGAGGAAGCCGCGGCTGAAGAAGAGTCGATGATCTGATGAACATCCGCGAGCTGAAGCGCCGGGCTCGCCGGCAGCTGCATGATCGGATGTCCGAGCCTGCGCTTTATCTCGCGGACAGTTCTGCTGCACCAGTGGGCGTCACTGTGCGCCTGCATCTGTCGTTCAACGAAGTGGGGGAGCTGCTGCGCGGCGGTTTCTCTGAACGGCAGGAGATCACCCCGCGCATCATTTTTCTTGGCAGCCAGGTGCAGCCGCGCCACCGCGGGATCGTGGTGACGCAGGACCTAGGGGCCTATCTGATCGAAAACGACCTGCCGCCGGATGACATTACCGTCACGGCCGAGGTCAGCAAGCTCAGCCGCAACCAGGTGATCAGCTTCGGCTGGAATCCGGATGCTCAGTACATGGGACTGGTGCCACCGGAAGGCTTGTGATGGACAGCTACGTCGTCGCGGTTGAGGGGCTTTCCAGCCTCAGCGACATCCAGAATCTGGACGAGAACATCCTGCTGCGTGCCCGACAGGCGATCAACCGCACGACCGAGCGTGCCCGCACCCGAAGCGACAGGGAGATGCGTGAGCAGATCGCCTTCCCCGCGCGATACCTGAGCAGCCGCCTGATGGTGAGCAAGAAGGCGAGCGGGCGCAACCTGCAGGCGGTCATCACCGGCCGGGATCGCCCGACCTCGTTGGCACGGTTTGCCAAGAACAAGGACGTGTCCGCAGCGCGCCGGAAGGGTGGCGTATCGGTGACCGTCAGCCCAGGGCAGACGCGCTTCATGGGTGGCGCCTTCCTGATGCAACTGCGCGGCGGGAATCTGGGGTTGGCGATCCGGCTGAAGCAGGGGCAGTCCCTGCGCAACAAGCGGAAGCTGGCGAGCGCCGGCAAGGGCCTCTACATCCTCTATGGCCCCAGTGTCGACCAGGTCTTCCGCTCTGTCGCAGACGAGTACGCTGCACCCGATGCCGCCGAGTTTCTTGAACGTGAATTCCTTCGACTGATGGAGCTATGACCATGCCCGATCCATTCCGCCTGAGAGTCCTCAAGGCCCTGACTTCCGCGCTAGAGGAGATCACGCCCGCCAACGGCTACGAGTTCGACCTGAGCGGCAAGGTCTTTCGGGGGCGAGGCGTTTTCGGCGACAGCGACCCTCTGCCGTTGATCAGCATCCTCGAAGCGATTGAGGAACAGCCACAACTGTCATCTCCACCTTCAGGTGAACATTCAACTGGGTCGTGGGAGCTGCTGGTGCAGGGTTTCGTTGAGGATGATGACCTCGACAACCCAACCGACCCGGCTCACCGGTTGATGGCCGAGGTGAAGAAGCGGCTCGTTGAGGAGCGTGTGAAGCAGCGCCAATACAACATCTTGGGCATGGAAGGTCGGGTCGATGAGCTTCGGATAAGCCCTGGCGTGGTGCGCCCAGCGGACGATATTTCCGGCAAAGCCTATTTCTGGTTGAGGCTCACCCCGGTGCTGGTGGAGAATCTAGCAGACCCCTACGTTTGAACGGGGTTTCAACCAACAGTTGCATGTTCAACGTCGAGGTAGACACACATGAAGCAGAACTACACGCTTGGCCGGGGCGAGATTCACTTCGGCCAATTCAAGACCGGCACTCAAGTGCCTCGCGGCGAGCGTTACTTCGGTAACACGCCGGAGTACGGCATCACCGCCGAGCAGGAGAACCTGGACCACTATTCCAGTGACGAAGGCGTTCGCAAGAAGGACGAGTCCGTGCTGCTGCAGCTGGACTACGCCGGCAGCCTGACCACCGACCACATCTCCCCCGAGAACATGGCGATCTTCTTCCTCGGCGAGTCGATGATCCAGACGACCGTCGCTGCGACCGCACAGGCGTTCTCGTTCGAGGACATCGAGCAGGGTATGACCTACCAGCTCGGCACCAGCGATGCCAACCCGTCCGGTGTCCGCCAGGTGAGCAACGTCGCGCTGACCGGCACGGGTGAGACCGCCGAAGCTGGCGTCGACTACGTGCTCGATCCGGTGCTGGCGCGCATCACCATCCTGGAAGGCAGCACCAAGCTGGCCAATGGCTCGACCCTCGCCGGTACCTACGACGTGGAGGCCAGTTCTCGCGAGCGGGTGATCAGTAAGGCCACCACCGTCGAAGGCTCGCTGCGATTCATCGCCAAGAACCCGACCGGCAAGAACATCGACTACTTCATGCCGTGGGTGAAGATCACCCCCAACGGTGACTTCGCGCTGAAGAGCGATGAGTGGCAGCAGCTGCCTTTCACCCTGGAAATCCTCAAGAAGGGTTCCCTGGAGGCTATCTACTGCGACGGCCGCCCTTACGTTCCGGCCCCGTAAGGAGCAGCACCCATGGGACTTCTGGACCTGAAAATCCCGACGGCCCAAGTTGAGACCCCCGGCGGCAGCTTTGCCGTTCGGGGGCTTTCGCTTGAGGACTTCGTGAATCTGCATCACGAACACACCGCCGAGTTCGGATCGGTGTTCGACCAATTCCGCACCTGGGCATCGAGCGAAGGAGATGACCTGCCGCCGCTGGACCAGTTCTGCGCCAAGTTGCTGTACCAGGCTCCGATCCTTGCGGCGCGCGTCATCGCCAAGGGTGCGGACGAAGATTCTCCGGAGGGCCTGGCCATGGCTCGGCAGCTACCGCCGCTGACTCAGGCTGAGGCGCTGCAGGCGATCGGCCGGCTGACGTTCCGCTCCGAGGACGACGTAAAAAAGATGCTGGCGCTGGTGATCGCGCAGGTGAAAGCCCTGACGCAAGCGCTGCTGAAAAGCTCCCAATACCTCCCGACGCCCGAAGCTGGCTCTGGTCTTTTCGACCAGGAGTGAGCCTGTTGCTGGCCAATGGGCACACGAACGCCTGGCGATACCCGCTGGGCATGCTGCAGGACGAGGTGAGGCTGGTTCACCAGCGCCAGGACAAGCAGGCGGCCTGTGCGATGAGCGGCATGTACATGGCGGTGGCGGCGTTGCTCGATTCGAATGCCGTCCGGACTTTTAACGACAAGATCAAAGAGCTGACCCATGGCG